CGTAAATTTCAGGTCAGTTGCTTCTACCGGGATATTGAGTTGGGTGACCCCATCAATGTCTTGACCGACATTGAAAAGAAAAAAGCAGATCAGCAAGGCTACAAAGCCTCAGATGATGACCGCTATCAACTCCTAGAAGTCCATGTGGACATGGAGATTGAGGGCTATGAAGACAAAGATGAGGATGGTGAAGAGACCGGAATTGCCCTTCCATATGTCATCACAGTCGAGCGCGGAACCAATGAGGTGCTGGCAATTCGCCGCAATTGGAATCCTGAAGATCCTCTTAAAATCCGCAGACAACACTTTGTTGACTACTGCTACATCCCCGGCTTTGGTTTTTATGGCCTTGGCCTGATCCACATCATTGGTGGATACGCCCGCGCAGGAACCTCAATCATTCGCCAATTGGTGGACGCAGGAACCCTGTCAAACTTGCCCGGAGGCTTAAAAGCCCGTGGCATGCGGATCAAAGGAGATGACACCCCGATCCAGCCCGGTGAGTTCAGGGATGTGGATGTCCCCAGCGGGGCCATCAAAGATAACGTGATGACGCTCCCCTACAAGGAGCCTTCGCAGGTTTTGGCAACATTGCTGGACAAGATCACTGAAGAGGGCCGCAGGCTTGGGGCCATATCGGACATGAACATCTCCGACATGAGTTCCAATGCCCCAGTTGGAACCACGCTGGCACTGCTGGAAAGAACCCTCAAGACCATGAGCGCCGTGCAGGCGCGGGTGCATTATTCAATGAAGCAGGAGTTTAAACTGCTCAAAGAAATCATCCGCGACTACACCCCCCAGCAATACGACTACGATCCGATTGAAGGTGACCGCAAGGCCAAGCAGTCGGATTACGACATGGTCGAGGTGATCCCGGTCTCTGATCCCAACTCCAGCACAATGGCGCAGCGGATCATGCAGTATCAAGCTGTGATGCAGTTGGCCGCTCAAGCCCCGCAGATCTATAACCTGCCCCAACTCCACCGCCAAATGATTGAGGTGTTGGGTGTCAACAACGCAGATAAGCTGGTTCCAACGGAAGACGATCAAACGCCGAAGGATCCAATCAGCGAGAACATGGCATTCCTCAACGGAAAGCCAACCAAAGCCTTTATCTATCAAGATCACGAAGCCCACATCGGATCTCACACTGCGTTCATGCAGGATCCATCCATCGCCGCTCAGATTGGACAGAACCCCATGGCTCAGAAGATGCAAGCACAAGCAATGGCGCATATTGCCGAGCATCTGGCATTCCAATACCGCCGTCAGGTAGAGGAACAAATTGGCGTGGCCCTGCCCGCCCCGGATGCACAACTCCCCGAGGATGTCGAAGTCCAAATCTCCAGGCTGGTCGCGCAAGGCTCTGCCCAGGTTCTCCAACTCAACAAGTCCAAAGCCCAGCAACAACAAGCTCAGCAACAGGCCCAAGACCCACTCATTCAGATGCAACAGAAAGAGCTTCAACTGCGCGGTACAGAAGTCCAAGCGAAGGCGCAGAAGATGCAATCAGATATTCAAATTGCCCAAGAAAAGCTGGCCTTAGACAAAGAAAAGGCAGCTTCACAGGCGCAGATTGAAATGGCGCGGATCCAAGAACAGACCCGCCAAAACAACCAAAAGGTTCAGGTTGATCTGTTTAAACGAGGCACAAAATGAATGAAGAGTACAAGATCCTGTCATATCTCACTCAACAGCTTGAGGAGAGAAAAACAGGTCTTTCAGAGAGTCTGGGTTCCGGGTCTGCGCAAGATTACCCGGCATACCGAGAAGTGTGCGGCCACATTCGGGGTCTACTGTTCGCACAATCCATCATCAACGACCTTGAACAACGCTTGGAGAAATTCATAGATGACTGAAATCCTTATAGGACAGACGCTTGATCCGCAAGGGCCAGTATCAGTTCTGCCTGAAACGGCAGAGGAGAAGGCAAAGCAACTGCCTGAACCAGCAACATTTCACATCTTGTGTGTGTTGCCCGACATCAACGAAGAGTATGAAAGTGGCCTTGTAAAGGCCAATCAGACCGTGCATTACGAAGAGGTGCTGTCCCCAGTGCTTTTTGTCGTGAAGCTTGGCCCTGATGCCTACAAGGATGAGAAGCGATTCCCATCTGGCCCTTCATGCAAGGTTGGTGATTTTGTCCTTGTCCGTCCCAACACAGGAACCCGGATCAAGATTCATGGAAAAGAATTCCGAATGATCAATGATGACTCTGTCGAAGGTGTTGTCCAAGATCCTCGCGGAATAACTCGCGCATGAGGAAATGAATCATGGAAAAAGTTGAGTTTGAGTTTCCCGATGAGGCTGAGGAGAAAAAATCCCGCCTTGGGAGCAAAGTTGTGCCTGTGGAAGATTCAACTCCAGAGGAAAACGATGATGAGATTGAAGTCGTTGACGATACCCCGGAAGAAGACCGTGGCAGAAAACCCATGGACACACCCCCGGAAGATCCTACCGATGAGGAGTTAGCCTCTTATAGCAAGCGTGACCGCAACAAGATTCGTGAGTTCCACAAGGCATATCACGATGAGCGCCGCGCCAAGGAATCATCCCTGCGGGAGCGTGAGGAGGCTATTAAGCTTGCTCAAGCCCTGCACAATGAGAACCAAAAGCTTAAAGGCAACCTCAATGTGGGTCAAAACGCTTTATTGGAACAAGCCAAAAAGGTTGTTGCCAATGAGGTGGAACAGGCCAAGATCAAGTACAAAGCCGCCTACGAAAGTGGTGACTCTGACGCTTTGGTCAACGCCCAGGATGAATTGACCACCGCCAAGATGAAGGCCGAACGTGTAAACAATTTTGTACCCAAGCCTTTACAGGTGGATGAAAATCCTGTACAAACCAGTTTAAACGCGCCTGTCGATCACAAAGCAGAAGATTGGAAACGCGCCAATCAATGGTTTGGGCAGGATCGGGAAATGACCGGTTACGCTCTTGCACTGCATGAGAAGCTGGTCTTGGAGGATGGCATAAGCCCTCAAAGCGAAGAATACTACCAACGCATCAATGGTAGGTTGCGCCAAGTGTTTCCAGAGAAGTTTGCCTCTGAGAAACCCGCTGAAACGTCTCAGCGCCCAAAAGCAAATGTAGTTGCTTCTGCTTCTCGCAGTGTGGCCCCTAAAAAGATCACATTGTCAGCATCGGAAGTCAACATCGCCAAGCGGTTGAATATTCCTCTCAAGGAATACGCCCGTCAGGTTGCGGTATTAAGGAGAAATGAAAATGGATGAGCAGGTTAGAACGCCACGGAGCAAAGAGTCACGAAATGAATTTCAGCGTCCCGCTAAATGGATGCCACCCCAACTTCTGCCTGAACCTGAAGCAGAAGATGGATGGGCTTTCCGTTGGATTCGGCTCAGCACTCTTGATAAACCCGATCCCGTTAACATTACTTCCAAACTCCGCGAGGGATGGGAACCTGTAAAAGCAGCATCGCAACCAAAGTTGAGCCTACTGAATAACCCTAACGGGCGATTTCCTGATGGTATTGAAATTGGTGGCCTGTTACTTTGCAAAACCCCGGTTGAATTCGTCAGAGATCGTGATGCTTACTACCTGAATCAGGCAGAGTCGCAGATGAACTCGGTGGATAACAACTTCATGCGAGAGAGTGATCCTCGGATGCCTATGTTCAAAGAGCGTAGCACCAAGGTCAGTCTCGGTAGACGTTAACAAACTTTTTGGAGCTTAAAACATGGCTTACCCCACTGTCTCAGCACCCTACGGTCTAAAGCCTATCAATTCTATTGATGGCAAGCCCTATGCTGGTGCTTTCCGACAGATTCCCGTTGCCGCTTCTTTTGGCACTGCTATCTTCTCTGGAGATACGGTTCAGATCGACAGCACCGGCTATCTGATTCTCTCAACTACCACCAACTCTGGCACTATTGTTGGCGTGTGCGTTGGCGGTTCATATGTGAACTCTAGCGGTCAAACCGTTGAAGGTCAGTATGTGCCCGCTTCCGTTAGCACTGCTACCAACCTTGCTTATGCGTATGTGGTTGATGACCAACAAGCACTTTTCAAAGTGGCTGTTGTGTCTTCTGGCACTACCATGAGTTCCGCAGGTCGTACCGTTGTCGGCACTAACTTGGCTTTGGTTCTCAACGCTGGCAGCACTACCACTGGTAACTCTGCTTTTGCTGTGACCTTGACCGGTGCAGGCACTACCGCCACTATCCCAATCCGTGTGATCGATGTTGTGCCTGAGACTGCTACCGCAGCCGACACTTACACCGAACTGTTGGTGAAAATCAACACTCACCAATATAACAACACCACTGGTGTTTAAGGAGTAAGAAATGGCAATTTCACGCGCACAGCTACTCAAAGAGTTGCTCCCCGGCTTGAACGCCCTGTTCGGTTTGTCTTATGCTACCTACCAGGAAGAGCATAAAGAGATCTATGAGACCGAAACCTCAGAGCGTTCTTTTGAAGAAGAAACCAAGCTGTCTGGATTCTCTGCCGCTCCGGTGAAGAATGAAGGCTCCGCTATTGCTTATGACAATGGTCAAGAGGCTTGGACTGCCCGCTACAACCACGAAACCATCGCTATGGGTTTCTCGGTCACTGAAGAAGCCATTGAGGACAACCTCTATGACTCTTTGTCTGCCCGTTACACCAAAGCTTTGGCCCGTGCAATGGCGTATACCAAGCAGGTTAAGGCCGCTTTTGTGCTGAACCAAGCGTTCAACACCACGGTGACCTACGGTGACGGTGTTTCCTTGTGTAACACTGCCCACCCCCTGATCTCTGGTGGCACTAACAGCAATCGCCCAACCACTGGCGCTGACCTGAATGAAACTTCGTTGGAAAACGCAGTTATTCAGATCGCTGGCTGGACGGATGAGCGCGGTTTGTTGATCGCAGCCAAGCCTAAAAAGCTGGTTGTTCCTCCTAGCCTGATGTTCGTTTCAACTCGCCTCTTAGAGACTGAGTTGCGTGTTGGCACAACCGACAACGACATCAACGCTCTGAAGAACAATGGTTCGATTGCAGAGGGTTACTGCGTTAACCACTACCTGACCGATACGAACGCATGGTTCCTGACCACTGACGTTCCTAACGGCTTGAAGCATTTCGTTCGCACCCCCATGGCTACGGGCATGGACGGTGACTTTGATACCGGTAACGTGCGTTACAAGGCCCGTGAGCGTTACAGCTTCGGCGTTTCGGATCCTTTGGGAATTTTCGGTTCACCCGGATCTTCTTGATAGGTAAGTAAAAAAGGGGGCCACAAGCCCCCTTTTTTCTTGTGTCCGTTTAAACTACATGGTATAAATGAGGCATTCCGGGAAAACCGGTGTATCAAACAGTCCCGGCTGACTGTCATGCAAGATTGATACGCCTTAACGCATGGAGCTATTCTTATGGGATTCGCAACTCACCTTGGCCCTTGGTTGTTGGGCACTGTTAAAAACACCACTGGCGCTACGTCAGGCACAATTCGCAACCTGGGCGCAACAGTTGTTTCGCAGTCTAAAGCCATTTTGTACACGGACATAACGGCGGCTACGGTTGCCTTTACGATCCCCGCAGGCTCACAGATTCTGACCGCTCAGTTCAACACCACCGTTGCCTACGCAACGACCACCCCTACATACGCACTTTTCGCTAATGCTGTTGCAATCAATACAGCGGCAAACGGAAGTGTGTTCACAAACACGGGCATCGTCAATATTTTGCTTGGCAACAACAGTGCCGCCGCTGCTGTGTTGTGCAACAACGTAGGTACGACAGACGCAATCATCACGTTTACACAGGCCAACGTCACCGCCACCTCTGGTGCTGGCACATTGACTTTGACGTATGTTGTGAAAGACAGTGATGGCTCTGCCAACCCAACTGCCACTCAACAGTAATTGATCTAGGGGGCTTCGGCCCCCGCTTTTTAGGAGATTGATTATGGCAATGCAAACAGACGTTAAATCAGCGGCTGCGGCTGCTAATGCAACCACTACTATTTTTGCTGGCCCTGCCCGCATCAAAGGTATATCAATCAGTTACTCAACGGGAGCAACGGTTGTATTAAATGATGGAACAGGCGGCACTGCTAGATTTTCTTTCACTGCGCCAGCGGCGGCAGGGGCTATTTATATTCTGATGCCCGGTGAGGGAATTAGATGTGATACCAATATATCTGCCGTAGTATCTGCAACTACCACCGCAGTAGTGTTCTATGGCTAGTCCCGCATGGACACGCAAGGAAGGCAAGAACCCCAAGGGCGGTTTAAACGCCAAGGGACGGGCCTCTGCGAAAAAACAAGGCATGAACCTGAAGCCTCCGCAACCAGAGGGCGGCAGCAGGCGAGACTCTTTCTGTGCAAGGATGAGTGGGATGAAGGAAAAGTTGACTTCAGAGAAGACTGCAAAAGATCCAAACTCACGGATTAACAAAGCCCTCCGGGCATGGGCATGCTGAGATGGACATGCAATCAATCTGGTCAACAGTTTTAACCCTGTTTATAGGGCTGTTGGTTTTTGTGATGCGGGAGAAGTTTGAAGAAATTTCCCGTTTGAGCATTCTGATAAACAAGACAAGGGAGGAAGTTGCCCGTGATTACGTTACTCAAGCAGAAGTGCAAAGAATTACTGACCACATTGACCAACGGTTTAACCGCCTTGAAGCAAAGATTGACGAACTTATTCGTCAAAAAGGGTGAGTGATGGCAGGCCCACTTACACCATTGATACCTTATGCCATAACCGGCATCAAAGGATATTTGGCGCAGAAGGCCGCTGAGAAAATCCCCGGTGCGGATGCAGTCTTGAACCCTGGTCGATACATGCGAAACAGAGTCATTGATCAATTGCCAGAGTATTCCAGGGAGAATGCTCGCAAAGTAATGGACGCTGTTACTGACCCCGTGGGTTCGGCTATCAAGGCCGGTGGCAGAGCCATCAACAGCCAAATTGACCCAGATTTAAACGAAGTCATGGATAGGCAGACGGCCATGAATAGCGCCCAGCAACGTGGTGTCCGTGAGGCTTATGAGAATAAAGCCGCCAATGCTCTGCCGGGTGGGATCAGTGATCTGATTAGACCCCAGGCGCAGGCCCCAATAGACTTTGGATCTATGTCAGGCGACCAGGGTTACTTTGATGAAACCCCAACGATGCCTGGATTTGATTACAACGAAAGCGCAGTGTCGGATATGCCTGAGAACGCAGATATGGCAAATTACGACATGGACAGCATTGGCTCCACGGACTTTAAAAAAGGTGGCCGGGTAAAGGCCCGCAAGCCTGCAAAACGCACGACAATGTCAACTCAGTCATCTGCGTCTAAACGGGGTGATGGGATTGCCCAAAGGGGCAAAACACGGGGGAGGTATATCTGATGCCATCCTCAACAAAGAAACAACACAAGTTCATGGAAGCTGTGGCTCATAACCCGGCTTTTGCGAAGAAGGCCGGTGTCCCGCAGTCCGTGGGGCAAGATTTCAGTAATGCCGATAAAGGCAAAAAATTCAACAGAGGTGGTGCTATGCCAATGGATCCAAAAATGCTTGCAATGATGGCCGAGAAACTCAAAGGCCGTTCCATGGGTGCTCGTCCGGGCGCTCGCCCCCCAATGGGCGCTCGTCCTCCTATGCCTGGGATGAAAAAGGGTGGCACTGCCAAAATGGCATCAGGTGGTATGCCCATGGTTATGAAAGATGGCAAGAAAATGCCAGCTTTTGCTGCTGATGGCGAAGGCAAGATGAAAAAGGGTGGCATGGCAGGCATGCACAAGATGCCTGACGGCAAGATGATGAAAGACTCTGCCATGAAACACGGCGGCAGTGCTAAAAAAATGATGGGTGGCGGCATGGCCTACTCCAAGGGCGGCTCCGCATCCTCAAGGGCTGATGGTATTGCTGTCAAAGGCAAGACCAAAGGAAAGATGTTGAAAAAGGGCGGCATGGCCTGTTAAGGAGTTCAAAATGAACAAAATGAAGCGTTACGCTGGTGATGACGAAAGCTTGGTAGGCGAAGATGAGCGTCCCGCACCTACCGGCATGGGTGCAATAGCCGAAACCCGTGCAGACATGGGCATGGGTGAGGATGTGATCGATGAAGAAACTGGCATTAAATCGAACTACAAACGAAACCCTGAGACAGGTGAGTTGTACAACCCAGAGACTGAGAGGACTAAGCCTAAGCCCAAACCCAAGGCCAAGAAAAAGGCCGATTCTTCTTTCTCTGAAAAAGCCCGTAAGGCAGGATTTACCAGCGCTGAAACCAAAGGTGGTGCGGCTCTGATGTACCGTAACCCTATGGGTAAGAAGATGGCCTCTGGTGGTACTGCATCCAGCCGTGCCGATGGCGTTGCTCAACGGGGTAAGACCCGTGGGAAGATGTGCTGATGTTGCCCAGCCGTGGAATGGGGGACATTAACCCCTCCAAGATGCCCGGTGGCAAGCGCAAGAAGCGCCGGGACGATACCGACTTTACTCAATATAAAGACGGTGGAACGGTTAATGCCGCAGGCAATTACACCAAACCCGGCCTTCGCAAGAAGATCGTGTCCAGTGTAAAGGCGGCAGCAACCCAAGGCACGGGCGCAGGCCAATGGTCAGCCCGTAAAGCACAACTTGTCGCCAAGAAGTACAAAGCCGCAGGCGGGGGGTACAAAGATTGAAAGCGCCACAGACTTCCTTAAAAAATTGGGGTGACCAGAAGTGGCGCACCAAGTCGGGGAAGCCTTCGTCAAAAACAGGCGAGAGGTATCTTCCCGAGGCGGCAATCAAGTCTTTGTCTTCTGCTGAGTATGCGGCCACCACCAAAGCCAAGCGTGCTGGCAAGGCAGGCGGTAAGCAGTTTGTGGCCCAGCCCAAAGCAATAGCAAAGAAAACGGCAGGATTTAGATGACAACCACCGGGACATCAATATTCGACATGGACTTCACGGAGATAGCCGAGGAGTCTTGGGAGCGTGCGGGTCGGGAAATGAGGTCTGGCTATGATCTCAGGACGGCACGCCGTTCCATGAATTTGATGACCATTGAATGGCAAAACCGTGGTTTAAACATGTGGACAATCGAGCAAGGTTCTTTTGAGCTTACTGCTGGTTTAAACACATATGCCCTACCAGACGACACCATTGATCTCTTGGAGCATGTGATCCGCACGGGTCAGAACTCCACGACCAATCAGGCTGACCTAACTATCACCCGCATAAGCGTTAGCACCTATGCCACGATCCCCAACAAGCTTACCCAGGCCAGACCTATCCAGGTTCTGATTCAGCGCAACTCAGGTCAAACTGGGGCGACTGCATTGGCTTTAAACGGTGCGCTTACCGCCACGGCCACCAGCATCACCCTGGATTCAGTCCTGGGCTTGGCAGCGGCTGGGTTCATCAAGCTGGACAGCGAAGTCATCTACTACAACTACATCTCTGGCAACGTCTTGGGTAACTGCTTTCGGGCACAGGCCAACACCACTGCGGCCAGCCATGTGGATGGGACACTTGTATATGTCCCCCAGCTTCCCGCCGTGACGGTGTGGCCCACCCCTGATGACACCACCACTTACACGTTTGTGTACTGGCGCATGCGTAGGGTGCAAGATGCTGGGGCTGGTGTAGAGACTGCTGACATGAATTTTCGCTTCCTGCCATGTGTGGTGGCGGGGCTGGCCTACTACATTGCCATGAAGGTTCCTGAATTGCAGGGACGCATGGATATGCTGAAGGCAACCTACGATGAGCAATTCAATCTGGCGGCAGGGGAAGACCATGAGAAGGCCGCTTTGCGGTTGGTTCCCCGGCAGTCATTCATTGGATCTGGTGGCTAATAATGGGCAACAGGTTTGCATCAGGTAAATACTCAATTGCCGAGTGTGACCGGTGTGGTCAAAGGTTTAAACTCAAACAGCTTAAAAACGAAGTTATCAAGACCAAGCTGTATCAGATCAAGGTGTGTCCAGAGTGCTGGGATCCAGATCAGCCGCAGCTTCAATTGGGTATGTACCCGGTTGATGATCCGCAGGCCGTGATGCAGCCCCGCCCAGACACAACGTATGTAACATCAGGTGTAAACGTGAGTGGTAATCCATCTGGTGGTTCCCGAGACATTCAGTGGGGTTGGAGTCCTGTAGGGGGTTCCAGTTTCTTTGACGTAGAACTCACGCCAAACTACTTGGTTGGAACGACAAGTGTTGGTACAGTATCAATCAGCGTAACTTAGGAGTAGATATGGACAAGAAACAGGTTAAGTCAATTGCCGACACAGAGGCCAAGAAAATGGTCAAAGGCCATGAATCCCGCATGCATGCCAAAGGCATGAAGGCCGGTGGCCCTACCAGCTTGGATCGCAAGACGTATGGGAAGAACCTTTCCCGTGCAATGAACCAGAAATCTGGGAGCAAATAATGGGTAAATACAGCAAAAAGGTAATGGGCAAAGAGGTTGGTGATGCCAGCGTCTATGCAGAACCCCACACCATGGATGGCAAGAAGGCCGGTATTTCTAGCAACCCTGGCAAAGGGCCAAGCGGAAGCGAGGCTGTGAATGTAAACATGTCGGTTGGGAACATCAACCGCAGTGGATATTCTGAGCCTAAGTCCAGCGGTATCAAGATTCGTGGGACGGGAGCCGCCACCAAAGGTGTGATGGCTAGAGGGCCAATGGCCTGAGGTCTATATGGCACTGACTTATGCCCAGCTTGTAGTCGCTGTCAGCGATTATTGTGAAAACACGTTCGACACAACGGACATGAACACAATGATCAAGCAGGCCGAACAGCGTATATACAACACTGTCCAGATTGCAAACTTGCGTGCAAACGTGACGGGTACGCTTACGTCTGGAAATAAGTATTTGGCATGTCCTGATGATTTCTTGTCTGTGTACAGCCTTGCCGTGTTTCCGTCCAACAGCACAACCGCCACCGGCACATCCGGGGCAAAGACCATTGTTGTTGCCTCGACCACTGGTATCGCTGTTGGTCAACAGGTCACGGGTTCTAATATTGGAACAAATGCCACAGTTCGGGGAATCTCCAGTACAACAATTACCTTGTCCGTGGTGAACAGCGGGACGGTGTCGGGTGCGGTTCTGTTTCAAGGCGACTACCTGTACCTGCTGAACAAGGATGTTAACTTCATCCGTGAGGCTTATCCTTTGTCAGCCGTATCATCTGAGCCAAAACATTACGCCATATTTGGCCCTCAGTCCATAAATGAAAATGAGTTGACGTTCATTGTTGGCCCAACCCCAAACAGCGCATACAGTGCTGAGTTGCATTATTACTACTACCCAGAGTCCATCGTGACTGCGTCAACCACATGGTTGGGCGACAACTTTGATTCTGCGCTGTTGTACGGAACTTTGTGTGAGGCCGTTACCTACATGAAGGGCGAGCCTGATATGGTTGCCTTGATCAATCAACGGTACGTTCAGTCAATTGCCCTGCTCAAGAACTTGGGTGATGGCAAACAGCGCCAAGATGCTTATCGTGATGGTCAGGTTAGGGTTCAGGTAAGTTAATGTCAATTGTCCAAACCCAAACCACTAGCTTCAAAGCGGAGCTTTATCAGGGCATCCATGACTTGACCACGGATGTGATCAAGATCGCCCTGTATACAGCTAATGCAAGTTTAAACGAAGGCACAACGGTGTATTCGGCAACCAATGAGGTAGCAGCCACAGGCACTTATGTGGCTGGTGGGGCAACAATGACCGGCATCACCGTCAGCACATCCGACTACACGGCCTATGTAGGCTTTGACAATGTATCTTGGACGGGTGTAATCACGGCCCGGTGTGCCTTGATCTACAACTCAACCCAGGGTAACAAATCGGTGGCCGTTCTGGACTTTGGGTCTGACAAAACATCGGTCACCACGTTTTTAATCACGATGCCAGCCAACACATCAACCACAGCATTGATCAGGAGTTCAAATTGATAGTCACAACCACCAAAGGCGAAATGGACGATTCCTTGCTTGAGAAGCGGGAAGGAACCGTGGACAATGACAATGAACTGACTACTTGGGTTGAGTATTGGTTGGAGGGCGAACTTGTACATCGTTCTGCCCATGTCCAGTTGAAGAAAACTGTAACGCTCACTAGCGCAGTGGCATCTTTTTAAGGAACTATCATGGCAAATACCCAATCAATGTGTACTTCGTTTATGAGCCAGCTTATGCTTGGCGAACATCAACTTGGCACTGCAACGCTTGTCTCACGCACCAGCTTGACTGCGCCAACTACAGATACGCTCAAAGCGGCGCTGTTTTTGACATCAGCAACTATTAATGCGGCCACGACAGTATATGCGGCTACAGGTGAAGTGTCTGGAACAGGTTATACGGCTGGCGGCGTAACGGTAACAAACGCCACGGCCCCAACTTCAACCAACAGTTCGGCAACCGCAGGTGTGGCCTTCTTCACACCTTCGGCATCAATCACCTATACCACGGTGACTTTGACCACTGCGTTTGACTGTGTGTTGATTTACAACTTTACGCAGTCTCTCAAGGCAATCAGTGTCCACACCTTTGGCTCCCAGACGATCACGGCTGGAACCTTCACCTTGACGATGCCCTCCAACACGACTTCGACTGCTCTGTTGCGTTTGGCTACCACCTAAAGGGGTAGATCATGGCTGGGTGGGGCAGCGGCACTTGGGGCAGCGGCACTTGGGGCATTGGTGAAATCACCCTTACGGGTGTTGCGGCAACCGGAACCCCCGGCTCAGTCACGCCTAGTAGAAGCGTTGCCCTATCCGGTGTAAACACTTCTGGGGCCGTAGGGACGGCCACCCCAGCCATAACGATTGCCCTGACGGGCGTATCGGCTGCTGGATCAGTTGGCACAATAACGATTGCAGAGAGGTCATTGGCCCTTACCGGGGTATCAGCCTCGGGTGCAGTTGGGGCGATGGCTCCCAGCACCTCAGAGGGTGAGGATGGCGACATTGCGTTTGGTGAGGTTGGCAGTGTAGGGGTAGCCCTATCAGTTGCCCTGACGGGCGTTTCTGCGGCTGGAGCGGTTGGTACCGTTACCCACGGCGGGGCGGTGATTGAGATAACGGGCAGTGCGGCAACCGGCAATGTTGAGGCAGTTGGGCTTAACCAGTTGGTTGCCCTGACAGGTGTAAACGCAACAGGATCAGTGGGTGATGTGATTGCTGTCTATTGGAAAATCATAGATGACACGCAGACACCTTCATGGCAAAATATCAGCAATCCGCAGACTCCCGGCTGGGGAGATGTTTCAGACGCACAGACCCCTGCTTGGGCAGAAGTCGTAACTTGAGGTTTAAACATGGCAACAGCAGCAACATCACTATTGGGTTTGGGCCTTCCGGTCACGGGAGAGCTAAGTGGTACATGGGGCGACACGGTCAACAACAGCATCACATCATTGCTGGACACGGCTATTGCAGGAACAACCACGCTTTCGTCAGATGCTGACGTAACACTCACCACTACAACTCTTGCTTCCAATCAGGCACGACAAGCTATTTTGTTGTGTTCGGGGGCAAGAACGGTTTTACGCACAATCACGGCCCCTGCTCAGTCAAAGATTTACACCATCATTAACGCTACGACAGGTGGTTTTTCTGTTAAGTTGGTTGGTGTTGGCCCAACAACAGGTGTGACGATTGTTGCTGGTGAGTCTGCTGTTTGTGCGTGGAACGGCTCTGACTTCATCAAGATAAGCAATACCGCTGGTGTGGGAACATTTACAAACTTGACGGTTACTGGCACATTGGGTGTTACTGGCGTAGCTACATTGGGTAACGGTGCTATTCTTGGCACACCAGCAAGCGGTACTGTTACTAACTTAACAGGCACAGCTTCTATCAACATTAACGGCACTGTTGGTGCATCTACAGCTTCTACAGGCGCATTCACCTCCATCACAGCATCTACAACTTTGGGTGTTACGGGTGTCTCTACGCTAACTGCTGGTGCAGTAATCCAAGGCCTCACCGTAGGCCGTGGTGCAGGTGCTGTAGCCACCAACACTGCGGTGGGTGCTAGTGCTTTACAGGCTAACACGACAGGAGCCAATAGTACTGTTGTTGGATACCAAGCTGGATATACACAGACCACAAGTTCCGCCTCTTTAACATTGGTGGGCTATCAGTCTGGGTACAACAGCTCTGGATCAAACACGCTGACAGGCCTTGGACATAAAACATTGTTTGCAAATACAAGTGGAAGCAACAACAGCGCACTTGGATTCTTTGCGCTTTCTGGAAATACATCTGGCAACTACAACACTGCCGTGGGGGATTACGCACTAACTGGAAACACCACAGCCTCAAACAACACTGCTGTAGGTTATCAGGCGGGGTATAGCAATACAACGGGCAGTGTCACAGCGTTTGGTCAGGGTTCTTTGTATTCGAATGTGACAGGCGATGGTAATTCGGCTTTTGGCGTTTCTTCATTAACAGCCAACACTGGAAACTACAACAGCGCATTTGGTTGGAGGGCTGGCTATGGAAATACCTCTGGGACTCAAAACACATTTATTGGTTATGCGGCGGGATATGGAACTACAACAGCAACAAATATTACGGCTGTCGGCGCTACAGCTTTATATACAAATACAACGGGTTTATACAACACTGCGGTGGGTGTTGATTCGTTGCGATTAAACACTACAGCCTCAAACAACACTTCTGTGGGTTATCAAGCATCTTATTCAAATACAACTGGCACTAGGAATGTTGTCGTAGGCTATCAGTCCTTGTATTCAAATTCAACTGGCACTGATAATTGTTCATTTGGCGAACAAACGATGAGTGGGAATACCACTGGCTCCACCAACACAGCGTTTGGCGGAAGAGCGTTAATAGTCAACCTCACAGGCTCTGGACTTACTGGAATTGGTTATCAAGCTGGATACGACACAACTGTTGGCCCAAATACATATGTTGGTGCTGGTGCAGGTAAAGGCCAGACTGGTGGATATTCAAACGTTGCCGTGGGTTATAGAAACCTTGGATATGCTGGCGGCGGCGCATCTTATTTAAACACGGCGGTTGGCGACTATGCCTTGCAAAATCTCAGCACGGGGCAGAGCAATGTTGCCATTGGATATTTGGCTGGTCAAAGCCACACAACTGGCACATACGGAATATATATTGGTCGTGAAGCAGGAAAAGTTATAACAACTGGGAATGGAACTTATATTGGGGCAGTTGCTACGGCATCGGCGGCTGGCGTTACTAGTGAGATGGTTGTTAGCACGGGCACAGACCAAGTGGGCAAAGGCGCTAATACTGGCTTTATCAGCCCTAATGCTGGCGCTGTTTACCAAGGCAACAACGCATCTACTTGGTCAACCACCTCTGACCGCCGTATAAAGAAAAACATTGTTGACAACAACATTGGTCTTGAGAAGATCGCCGCCATCCAAGTGCGGAACTTTGAGTATCGTCTGCCAGAAGAAGTTGACGCAGAACTCAAGCCAACTGATGCCATTCAAAAGTCTGGTGTTCAGCTTGGTGTGATTGCTCAAGAACTCAACGAAGTATTGCCAGATTGCGTCAAGACCGAAACCACAGGGGTGATGGCTGTCAATGCAGACAACTTGACTTGGTATTTGGTCAACGCCATCAAAGAACTCAAGGCTGAAATTGACAACCTGAAATCTCAACTTAACCAAGGAGCTTAAAAATGGAAATTGAAATCACCGCAGAACAAATCGCCCAGCACTACAGTGCCGCAATGGACAGCGTGAACCTCATCAATGGCGGCAAGCCAGAGATGATGAGCGATGCTGAGTGGGCAGACTGCCTGTCCCGCAACAAAGAGCATTTGAAGATCATGGTCGCCAAGGATTTCTGGACAACTGAAGACTTGGCTCCCTTGCAAGCGGCTTCGGTTTGATATTTTTTGGAGAAACGCATGACTGAACAAGAAACTCTGGCAACCCCTATCAAACTGGAACTGCCCTTGGGCGCAGTGAATATGGTATTGGCTGCACTGGCAAAAGCACCTTATGAGCAAGTCGCTGACTTGGTGCAGGCCATTCGTGAACAGGCCATCCCCCAGATTCCCATGCCTGAAGAAGCCAAGCCTGCGGAGCAGCCATTGATCCAATAACGGCATTTGCCCTGTGCAAAGGGGCATATGAGGGCATAAAGGGCTGCATCAGCGTTTACCAAGACCTGAAGAAAACCGGGTCTGATCTGACAAAGATCACAGGTGAGGTTGGTACAGCCCTTTCGAGTTTCTTCAAGGGCCACGCAGAGTTGGAGGCCAGCCATGAGAAGGCCGAAGCCCAGCGGGAAGACAACCAAAAGAAGGGGATCAAAGACGACCTTGCCACACAAGCCATAGACAATGTGATGTATCTGCGGCAGACCAAGCAGTTTTACGCCGATCTTGAGAAAATGGTGCGCTGGGAGATGGGAATGCCTGATATGTGGCGTGACATCGTAGAAGAGTACCAGCGGCTCTTAGACCAGAAATCGGAACAGGCGGCCCTGGAACTGTACCAAAAGCGGGTGAAAGCATGGCGGCGACAAAGGTTAAAAAATCAGATTCTGGACAGGGTGCTGGAAACGTTGCTGGTGGTTTTCGTAATCGGATACCTGATATGCCTAATGTGGATAATCAGTCTTCAGCATCGGGGTCTTTTGGATACCTTCTGGTCTTAGTCCTGTTTGCGCTGGTCTTTGTGCTGGTGCTCCCCTTGTGGGGATGATGTACATGGACACGATGGTGGTGAGGCGAGAGGCCAGACAGCAAATGGAAAAAGTCGAGAAGTTGCGTAAATCAATTGAAGAGGAAAGAAAAAAAGATGTTAACCCTATTCTCATCCCTAATCAGCTTCCTCATGGGGGGCCTGCCCAAAATCCTTGAATTCTTCCAAGACCGGGCCGACAAGAAACATGAGATTGCCTTTGCCGCAATGCAGACCGAGCGGGAACTGACCTTGAAGAAAGCTGGTCTGGAAGCGCAGGAACGCATTGAACACATCCAGACCGAGCAGATTCAGATCAACGCAGAAGTCACCAATGCCCAGACGGCCATGCAGGAGCGCCAAGCCCTGTATGCACACGACATAGCTCTGGGCCAAGGGGCCAGCACCTGGGTCATCAACATGCGTGCGGCCACCAGAAGCGTCATCACCTACGGCATGTTTGCCATGTTTATGTTTGTGGAAATCTTTGGCTTCTACTACGCATGGCACACAAACGTGGAATTCACCGTGGCGCTGGACAACCTGTGGGATGACGAAACCCAGATCATCTGGGCCTGTATCGTGAGCTTCTGGTTTGGCGGTCAGGCGTTTAAATCTAAGTGAGACCAAGATGGCAGACAAACGCAAAATTCAAGGCGGTTACTACAGGCCAGATTCTTCTGAGTATGAGCAGTTTATAAAGCTTCTTGATCCAGAAAAGAGGGGGCTAAAGCCGTTTGGCGTTCATAACGTGCATTTGCCTGCCGAAAAAGAAATTAACCCAGACCAGTATCTGGGCGCACGAAGGGCCAACCCGCAGAATAAATATGGCGCAAAAGACCGGATGGAGACCCAGGAATATGGGTATGACAAAGAAACAATGGGTAACTTGCTGAAAGCCTATAAAGATGCAATAGCAAAACACGGCATTGCTCCGCTTCATCCTGATGACTTGGCAAACATGGCGCTGGTTGAGGGCCGTTCAAATTTTGGTTATAACGCATATAACCAAAATAACAAAGACGCTCAGAGAATTGCAAAAAATTTAATTAAAGCGGGGCATGACCCGTATGCGGCAGGCTTCCCCGCCGCCATTGCCGATAAACAGCAACTGGCCGAAAGGCTTGGGGTTCCTTTTTACCAAGCTTGGAATGGGGTTAGCCCCGCCGGTAAATCGTATGCAGAGCGGATTGAGCAACAGCGGTATGCAGTTGAAGACCCAAGAAATCAGGCGTTAAGAGAGTACATTAAGCAAACAATGGGGTATAAAGAGCCTGACGTAAAAATAGCGCAAGATGCCCCAGTTGAATTACCAACAGATTATCGTGCTGGCGGCAGGGTTCGGTTAATATGAATCTTAGCCCAGAGGCCATCAAGGTCATCTGTCACCATGAGGGCATTCGGTTTAAACCATACCGCTGCCCAGCCCTACTTTGGACAATAGGAGTTGGACATGTACTTTACCCAGACCAAGCTAAGATACCAATGGATCAAAGAGGCGCTTATCCGCTTCGCCCAGAAGATAGCCGCACGTTTTCAAAGGACGAAGTAGATGGGATTCTCAGAAACGATCTTGCAAGGTTTGAGCGTGGAGTGGCTCAGTTCTGCCCCGTTCCCCTTACACAAGGTATGTATGATAGCCTTGTTAGCTTTAGTTTTAATGTCGGTCTTGGAACACTCCAGCGTTCAACGCTTCGTCAAAAGCTGCTTCGGGGCGATAAAGCGGGTGCTGCGGAAGAACTATTGAAGTATTGCATGGCTGGTGGGAAAATACTCAAAGGGCTGCAAAATCGGCGTATCGATGAACGAGCCATGTTCTTGTCATAAGGTAGACCATGCCACTCAAAAAACTTCAACTCAGGCCCGGTGTAAACAAGGAGAACACCCGCTACACCAATGAGAACGGGTGGTATGACTGCGACAAGGTTCGCTTCCGCATGGGCACGCCAGAGAAGATTGGTGGCTGGAAACAAATCTCCACCTCTACCTTCCTGGGCTACGCCCGTTCCCTGTGGAACTGGGTAACGCTAGGCAGTTTGAATCTGCTGGGGGTTGGCACAAACTTGAAGTTCTACATTGAGCGGGGCGGCGTGTACAACGACATCACCCCCATCCGTGAGACAGTTACGCTCACGAACCCCTTTGCTGCCTCCACCGGTTCGACCACTATCACCGTCACAGACGTGGCCCATGGGTGCATCACGGGCGACTTCGTCACTTTCAGTGGCGCGGGTATAACCAGTCTTGGCGGAAACATCACGGCAGCCGTCTTGACGGGCGAGTTTCAGGTCACCGTTCTCACTGTGGACACCTACACCATCACGGTATCGGCCACTGCCAACGCCTCTGACACAGGAAACGGCGGAACAGTCATCGCCCAGTACCAGCTCACAACAGGTCCATCGTTCACTGTTCCTTTGACGGGCTGGGGCACCGGTCCTTGGGGATATGGTACCTGGGGCAACGGCCAGGGCCAATCCGATGCCTTGCGGCTGTGGAGCCAGAACAACTTTGGGCAGGACCTGATTTATGGTCCACGAGTCGGGGCCATCTATTATTGGAACGCCAACCTGGGTGTGGCCTCTTCCACCTTCACTGTGACCATTGCAAACCCTGCGGTCGTCACGTTTGCATCGTTGAGCAGCATCCCCAACGGCACAGCAATTCAGCTCACTACCACCGGTGCGCTGCCCACGGGCTTGGCTGTGGGTACCGTCTATTACGTTGCCAATTCCTCTGGCGCTACTTGCAACCTGACCGCCACCTTTGGCGGGGCAAACATTATCACGACCGTGTCTCAGTCAGGGGTGCACTCCGTATCCGTCAGAGGCATAAACATTGCCAGCTTGGCCGGGGCCTCAGATTGCCCAACCATTCAAAACTTCATTTTGGTGTCGGACACAAGCCGCTTTGTCTTTGCCTTTGGGGCCAATGACATTGGTTCTACCGCGCAGGACCCAATGCTGGTGCGCTGGTCCGATCAGGAATCTGTGGCCCAATGGACCCCCGCCGCAACCAACCAAGCAGGTAGCATCCGTTTGTCCCATGGGTCCGAGATCATCACGGCCTTACAGACTCGCCAAGAGATATTGACGTGGACAGACTCCTCCCTGTATTCGCTTCAGTACCTGGGCCCGCCCTATGTCTGGGGCTCTCAACTGCTGGGGGACAACATCTCGATCGCCAGCCAAAACGCAGCAGCTTTAGCTTCGGGCGTGACTTTCTGGATGGGCGTGGACAAGTTCTACATGTATGACGGCACGGTCAAGACGCTCAATTGCGATTTGCGGCAGTACGTTTTTGAGAACATCAACAAGTCGCAGTTTGACCAAGTGTTTGCGGGAACAAACGAAGGCTTCAACGAAGTCTGGTGGTTCTATTGCTCTGGCACAAGCACCACGGTGGACAGCTATGTAATCTTTAATTATATGGAAAACCAGGGCCAAGGGTGCTGGTACTACGGCTCTTTGGCCCGTACAGCGTGGCTGGACTCTGGCTTGAGTGACTATCCAATGGCTGCCACCTATTCCCAAAACATTGTGGACCACGAAGTCGGGGTTGACGACAACACCACGAGCACGGCTGTGGCAATTGAGTCTTACATTACGTCTGCCGAGTTTGATGTGGACGATGGAGACCGTTTTGGCTTTGTCTGGCGGGTATTGCCAGACATTAAATTCTTTGGTTCAACAGCCGTGAGCCCTCAGATCACGATGTATCTGAAGCCCATGCAGAACTCTGGCTCTGGGTACAACGTCCCTGCATCAATAGGTGGGTCCGACAACTCCTCCATTGTCAGTACGGCATCCGTCCCAATTGAGGAATTTACGGGTCAGGTGTACATTCGAGTGCGCGGTCGTCAGATGGCAATGGAGTACCGTTCCACTGCTCTGGGCGTTCAATGGCAAGCAGGCTCGCCTCGCCTTGACATTCGGATAGACGGCAGACGCTGATGGCATCCATCATTACCCGGTTCCTGCGCAAGTTCAGAGCGCCTGCACTTCCTGTCTCCGCCAACCAATACCTGAAGTCGGATGAGGACAAGTTCCGCAACGTTTTGCGTCTGTACTTCAATCAGATCGACAGCACGTTTGGGAACCTATTGGACCCGACCGGGGGCAAGTTCATCAACTTCCCTTATGGGGCGTTTTCATCTGGCGTAGATCAAACCGCCACGGCCAACACAGCTACTTTGATGACGTTGAACACAACAGACTTTGCCAACGGGGTCAGCATCAGTTCATCCGAAATCACGGTGGAGAACGCTGGTATATACAACCTCCAGTTTTCAGCGCAGTTCCAAAACACCGACACCGCCTTTCAGGATGTCTACATTTGGCTGCGTCAAAACGGGGTAGATATACCGGGTTCAACGGGCTTTGTATCCATCCCCAACAGACACGCTGGAACAGATGGGCACACAATTGTTGGTTGGAACTATTTTTTGAGCATGGCAGAGGATGATCACATTGAGATTTACTGGTCCATACCCAACACTGCCGTAAGTATTCAGCACCTCGCCGCATCTGGCACACCCACAAAGCCATCAACCCAATCGGTTGTGGCGACTCTCTCGTTTGTGTCCGCCCTTCCCACGTCTTAAAATGATACGATTCCCCCACCCCTTTTGCGCAAGGAATTACCATGGCAACTAACCCACAAGGCATCATGGCGCTGCCTGAGAACGATCAGATGACCAGTCCTCAGGCCGAAATGCCCCAGATGACGCTTGATGATTCCTATGACGTAGTCACTCAGGGTCTGGAAAACGCTAGTCCCGAGGCCGCCTTGGCAAACAAGCAGGCGCTTGCGCAAATAGCCCCTCAGTTAGAAGCGCTGCCCCCGGATCAGCTCGATGCATTGATGCGGGTTTTTCAGTACCTCTACGATCATCCGGAAGAGTACCAAGAGAAAGTTGCTGACCTTGTTGCAAACGGCAAGTTTGAGCAGGGGGACTTCCCTGATGAATACGACCCAGAGTTCCTGTCCGTTGTGCTTTTGGCAATCGTGGATGTACGCCGCCGTGGGCAAAGTCAGGCCCCTGAGCAAGCAATGGCCCCTCCCCCGGGGATGGCCCGGGGCGGTATTGCAGAAGCTGCCCGGATGACAATGTCCAAGGGCCGTGGTAATGACACCATGTTGGCCCACATCACGCCAAAAGAGGCGAAGATGCTGCGCTCCAAAGGCGGTGCGGGCATCATCAACCCTAACACGGGTTTGCCAGAATATGACCTTTGGTCCAGTATCCGCGACACAATTACCGCTCCAGCCCGGGCCGTGATCGATGTCGCCAAACAGGTGGTTGCAAGCCCTATTGGCAGAATTGCGGCCACTGTGGGCTTGGCAATGCTCATCGGCCCAGCAGCGTTTGGCTTGAGCGGTGCGTTGGGTACGGCAGCCTCCATGGCTGTTGCTTCTGGTGCGGTCACTGCCATTGGCGGCGGCAACATCTCCGACATCTTGAAGAGTGCTGCCATTGGCGGGGCCACGGCCTTCTTTGGCGCTCCTGGCGGTGTGGTATCCAACTTTGTGGGCGGCGCAGTGACCAATGCTGCTGCCAATGCAGCCATCAGCGCAGGTATTGTTGGCACAGGCGTGGGCCTTGCAACAGGGCAAAGCCTGCAAGAGTCGATCCAGAGTGGTTTGACGGCGGGCGCTGTTTCGGGTCTTGTGACCGGTGCGCAAAAAGGGTTTACCACCGACATGACGGCGGCCAAGACTGGCGTGCTTGGTGGGGAGCCTGCACCTAGCCAGAACCAGCAGCCTCAATCGGTGACCCCGGAGCAGGTCCAAGCAGATATTCAACGACAAGCTCAGCAGACGGCGCAGCAAACCCAGCTATCGACAGCCGCTGCCGAGTACACCCCGCCTGTTCGCGCCAGTGCTACAAGTGGCACAAGTGGTGGGGCCACTCCCGGGTATCAAGTCCCCGGCCTTGGCGAAGGCGCTGCCAACATGGGCAAGGGCATCATGCAGATGCTCCCTGGAACTGAAGGAAGTTTTAGCGGCGAAGGTGGCGGTTACGACCAGTTTATGAAGGGCGCAGGCCAAGTATTTTCTCCAGGTCCTACTGGGGATGAAGTGGCTAAATACGCTTCTGCAAACAACATGTCAGTTACGGACGCTGCAAAAGTGATGTCCCCGGGCATCATGCGCACCTACGGTCCTGGCATCGCTGCCGGTCTTGCTGCGACAAAGGTAATGGGCGGCTTTGATGCCCAGCCTACCACTCCCAGCGCTGCTCGGTTAGACATAGAAGACCGCTTGGCAAAAGAGCGTGCCGAAGTGGCCGCCAACCCGGGCAAATACGTACCTCAGGGCATTCCTGGTTTGATCTACAACAACAGGGGCGAGATTACCGGCTCCGAGCCCTTTAGCAGCAAGGCCACCATGGACGATATTCGGGTGCCTACGCCTGAGTATGTGCCGCGCCCAACCAATGTTGTCGGCTCCAACTACCAGTTGCCGCAGAACACCTTCACCTCTCGCACCGGTGGGCAGTCAATCTACCAGCCGTACAACACATCCAGCATGTACAGCAACATCATGCCGCCTGTCGCCTATGCTGACGGAGGCTACGCAACGCAGCCCCCTATCCATGCGTTTGGTGGCGGACTTACGGATTTTTTCAATCAGGTAAGGTCGGTTTCGCAGCCTGTTGTGGAACAATTTAAATCAGCAAATAACGCCATCAATAACGTTGTTTCTCCCCAACCAGTAACGGGGCCATTTTCAAGCGGGGCAAACAACCCCGCCCCAGTATCAATGTCACAAACCTTTGCAAGCAATCCTTTTTCCTCAAGGCTGCTGCCTGGGGATTTTGCTGAAAATGCCAATCGGGTTTATGCGGATCGTGCAGATCGCGTAGCAAGTGCTCAAAGGGACTACGATGCCCGGTCCCGTGCCAGGGAAGAGGCGGCAGGGGCAGCATCAAGGGTGGGTACCGCCAGAGGCAAACGCATGTTCTTTGACCCCCGTATTGGCATTGCAAAGTCCATGCAAAGAGCCGAGGGCGGGATTGCCAATTTGACCGAATCCAAGTACTATCCCCGTAAGACAGGTCATATCAGCGGCCCTGGAACGGAGACCTCCGATTCCATCCCTGCAATGCTTTCTGACGGCGAATTTGTCATGACCGCCAAGGCTGTAAAGGCTTTGGGCAAAGGTAACCGCAGAGCGGGGGCGAAAAAGATGTACGCCCTTATGCATCAACTTGAACGCAATGCGTCACGGGGATAAAACATGGCTGATATAAGCGAAACGACCCAATATGTCCGGGAAGCCCCGGACATTGAAGCGTACAAAAAGAACCTAATGGCCGCTGCGGCGGCCATGAAACCGCCCACGCTCGCTCCGTATCAAGTCTCGGGAATGACCCAAGACCAGCAAGAAGCTATTGCAGCAGGCCGGGAAGGCATTGGCGCGTTTGCCCCGTACCTTGAGTCTGGCTACAACGCGCTTGAAGCAGGCCGTGGAACCATTGGCGAGGCGGCAGATGTACTGCGCGGAGCCGATACCCGCAAGCAGTTTGATGCAGCGCAGGAAATGTACAACAAGGCAGCGGTCCCCGCCGGTCAGTTGGGCACGATCGCCGGAAACCTCCAAAGCGGCTTTAATTACATCAAAGGTGCTGGGGAAGGGCTGGGTACCGCTCAGGACATGGCCGCGCAGTATGCGCAAGGGAACGTGGCCCCCGGCCAGCAGTTGATGGGAGCAGGCATCGGTTCTTTGGCCGGTGCTGCTCAGGGCTACAACCCGCAAAATGCCAGCGCTTTCATGAATCCGTACAACGAGAGCGTGATGCGGTTGGCAAACGAGGAGATCAATCGCCAAGGCGACATCTCCCGTCAAAATCTTCAAGCGCAGGCCACCAAAGCAGGCGCTTTTGGCGGCTCCCGCGAAGGCGTTCAGCGAGCCGAGTTGGAGCGGGGTCTGGCACAGACCAAGAACCAAGCCATGGCAAGCCTGTTGCAGCAGGGCTATGGTCAGGCTTCCGGGCAGGCTCAGCAGGCCTTTGAGCAGCAACAACAACGCCAAATGGCCCAAGGCCAAGGCATCGCAAACGTGGGCCAGAACTTGGCCGCGCAGAACCTGCAACAAGCTCAACTGGGCCAAGGTGCTGCCAACCTGTACGGCAACTTGTCCAGTCAGCAGGCCGGATTGGCAGGGCAAATGGGTCAGCTTGGCGGCCAACAGGCCAACATTTACGGCCAACAATCCCAATTGCAGCAGCAATTGGGACAAGGTCTTGGCAGTTTGGCAGGCCAGCAATTTGGGGTTGGTCAACAGATGGCCCAGGGCCTCGGTTCGTTGGCTACGCAAGGCGGCAATCTGGGTGTCCAGCAAGCTGCTTTGGGTCAGACGGCACAGCAGTTGGGCCAAGGCGATGTCAACTTCCTGTACAACATCGGGGCACAGCAGCAGCGTCAAAGCCAAGCCGAACTCGATGCATTGCGGGCAACCAAGATGCAAGAGACCATGCAGCCTTACCAGCAGTTGGCCTTCCAGTCCGACATCTACAAAGGCGCACCGTCCACGCAGATGGCAATTACCACGCAAAACCAAGCGGCTCCCAGCCCGTTCCAGCAGATCGCTGGGGCAGGCACTGCCGCTTTGGGTATTGCAGGCGCGGCCAGCGCTGCTCAAAAGCTCTTCTAAGGAATCATGATGAAAGAAGAAATCCTGAAACGGGCCATGTTCGCAATGCCCCTGTCGAAAGATTCCCGCAACTCGGGAATCATGGCAGGCTTTGACATGGAGGACATGGACGAAGTGAGTGGGATGGAGAGCATGGAAGAGCCTGATGAAGGCATGTCCCAGATGGAGCGCACGCCCCAGAACCCTGAAATCTTGATGAACAATCTGCGCGGCGATGTACGCTCCGTGGACGCTCGGTATCAGGAACTTGCCCAGATGGTGGGTGAGCAAGCAGCGCAGGAAACTCCCCCTGAGGTGTTAGCCCTGCTCCAAGAGCACATGGCGATGATGCAGCAAGGCGGCATTGGCGGTTTGCCTGAGGCACAAGGAATGCCGGGGATGCCCCCGCCTCCCGGCGCTGCCCCAGAAGGTATGCCCGGAACGCCCGGAATGCCTCCTCAACCCCAACCAGGAGCCATGCCCGCCGGTATGGAGGGTGCTGGCCCTTTACCCCAGGGCGGGGCTTCTGAAGCTCCGCCGACCCCTGATGGCATGCCTCCAATGACGGCTGCCTTGGGAGCGTTTGTTACCCCCATGCAGCGGTTGGCGCAATTCAGTGCCGACAAGCTGGGAACCCTTGGCACTCAGGCAAATGCTGTTGGCGGCAGGCTCATGTCTCAGGGCTTTCCCCAGACATTTCGCCCAATCTTTGAAAACGTGCGTGGTGCCGGTGGCCGCTTTACGGCCGAGCAAACCTTGAAGTACCCAACGCTGACCGAGCATTTGGGCAATGTGCTGCCCCGTACTACCGCGATAGCAGGGAAAATCCCTACTCCGGGCGCACCCGCGCTGTTGGGCGGAACGGCCGGTGCATACCTGGGCCGCCTGTTTAGCGGGGAAAAGAGCGAAGATGAGAAGGCTGACGATGCACGGCGCGAGGCCCTGGTCAATCTGATCCCCACGGAGGGGAATCCTCCTGCCCCGGCAGCCACATGGAGTCCGGGCTCTTCGCCCATGCCGGGGAAGATGACCGCCACCCCCGGACCGGGAGCAGCACCAGCAGTGCCGCCTCCGGCCGCGCCTTCTAGCGGCCCTTTGGATGCCGCTTCCGCTTTCCCTGTTTCCACGACTTCGGATGACCCGTTGGGAGACTTTATTGCTGAGAAGCTCAAGGCCCAACAAGGCCGGGAAGCAGCCGCCCCCAAAGCGCCTCAGTTTGTCAAGGAAGTAGCCAAGTCCAAGATTGAGCGAATCAAGGAAGCACAGGGTGAGTACGGCCCGATGTTCAAAGAGTTGCTGGGCGACACGTCCGAAGACATGCGCATGAATGCCTACCTGATGTTGGCCGATGCAGGCTTGCGTTTGGCATCATCTCCCAACCGTCCAGGTTCCACTCCTGTCTCTCAAGTCGCAGAGGCTTTTGCTCCAATGGCAAAAGGCTTTATGGGCTTGGTTGCGCAGGCAAGAGATCGTCAGCTCAAGGTGGACATGGGTGCGCTGGAGCGTGCTATTACCGACATCGACTTACAAGACAAGATGGCTGCTCAGTACAATCTTGAAATTCTGCGCGGGGACACCCGTGCCAGAGTTGAATTGATTAAGCAGATGAGCAAAGGCAACCTGATCCAGACTTTGGGCCCAGCAGGCTTGATCAATTACAAAGATGCACAAGGCAACGAGTATGAGCCTGTGATCAATGCCAACAGCCCTGAGTTTGTGTCGATCGTGAACAGCCCCAACACGTTGCGTCAGACGGACAACCCGTTTGTGACGGATGCGGGCCCTGTTGCGCAAGCATTGATTGTCAAGGACCCCAAGCGCCGAGGCGAGTTGGTTGAGACCGTGGGCCACTTTGATGATTCAATCAACAAGATTGACATCTTGCAAAAGAACATCAACAAGGCTTTTGGCGGCAGGGCCTTTGGTGTTGACAAGTACAACAACTATATTTTGCCCTTTGTCCCGGGCGGCAATATACAGTGGACGGATCGCCAAAGATCGGTGGAAGAGTTTAAGCAGGCCCAGGAATCTTTGGGCAAATCATTGGCTATGGCAGACCGCTCTGGCCGGTTGACCGTTCAGCAAGAGAAGTGGGCCCGCGAGGCGTTGGACATAGCTCCTGCCGCATTTTTCACTGATCCCCAGTTGGCCGCTGCCCGCCTAAATCAGGCCCGTGCAGGTTTGCTGAACTCACGCCAAGGCGTTGTGGAGCAGCTTGGCGGAACCACTTCCCGTTTGATTGCCCGTCCCATGCCCTTGGGCACGGACAACGATCCGTTTGTGATCCCTGCTGATTCACAGGGCCAACAGGCCATGTTTAATTTTCTAAGGGGCAGCTTTGCACGGACCATGGACCCCAATGGCAAAATCACTGTTCGGGCCCCCGATCAGTTGGATGACAATGGTCGAGTCTTGAGTCGAGGTGGATTGCGTTACATGACCGCTGCTGAATTGATGAGCCTCAAATAACCATGGCTACATACACCAACTCTCGTGGAGAACAGGTTGACTTCCTTACGGGGCAAGTCATTGGCGAACAAGCGCCTGCCCAGTCGCTTGACCCACGGGCCACGGCCCCTGCACAGGACGTTCCCACGGAGGGGATGGACAGGCTCAAAGGCCTGACCAACCAGTTCTCATGGGGGTTTAACTCTGCACTTTTTTCTCTGCCGGACACGGCTCAGCGCGTGATTGGCAAAGCCATTGGCATGAAAGATGATGAGGTCTTCCAGTTTACGAAGCTGTTCAACAGGGGTGAAAATGCCCCCCGCAACACCGAAGAGCGCTACTCTCGTGCGGTTGCCAGCGGCGTTGGGAGCCAACTTCCTTTCACAGGAATATTGGCCGGTGTGGCTTCCATGAAGCCCATGACCCAACTGATCCAGCCCGGGGCAGGGGTCATCAAGGGTCTTGCCAACGATGCAATTAGGTTCGCCCAACAGCGCCCCGGCTTGGCCGCTGCAACGGACATTGCTTTTGGTGCGGCCTATGACGCAGTGAGGCAGACGGTAGAAGAGGAAGTCGATCCAGAGAATCCGTACAAGAACATTTACAAGGAAGTCATTCCCATGGCGGCCTTCATGGGCCTGCCGATGGCCTTGAATATCTCCCCGATGTTCAATGCTGCAAAGAAGGCGGCTGGTGCAGCCACTGTTGGAGAAGCAAAGATCAACGCTCGTTTGGGCGAGGGTGCGGACAAAGAAATAATGGCCCAGATGCCAGGGTTCTATCAGATGCCCGTCATCCGCATGATCCCCAAAATGCTGATGGGCCGTGCTGAGAAGCGCTTGGAAAACGTCTTTGGTCCGATCACCAATAACGTGGATGCGCAGGAATCTTTAAACATGCTCAAGGGCATGCTTAACGACCCTCGACTTGCCCAAGCAGGGCTTGTTACGTCTGATGGCGGGTCCACTTTCAACATTGCTGAGCAGACAATGTACGGCCCGCTGTTGGGTGCCGCTGCACAACAGTACGGCAAGATGAGCCCTTCCCAGATTGATGAGTTGCGCAAGCATGTGGGAACCAACATCAAAGGCTACCGCAGCCTGATGGACCTGTTTGCACCGCAGTCTCAACAACCGGTGTCCGAGGCCCTCGGAGCATTGCAGCAGCAGCGTCAAAGCCTGTTTGAGTCCTTGCTGCGCCAGAAGCAGGACCTGACTGATACGGAATTGGCAGACATCTCTGCCCGCCTTGGCCCCCAGAACATGGAGAACGTCAACAGAGAGTTGCGCAATGTTTTGATGGCGCAGATGGAGATGAGCAATCTTGCCCGCGAGAACCAGCTTCAAAGAATGGGCTTCATGGAGGGCGTGAGTGATGAGGGCTTGATTGGCCGCACTCGGCCCGAGGGAACTTCTGCGTTGCCTACTTGGGACGTGGAAAAGCCCGTGTTGGACCTTGTCAACAAGTATCTCATTCCTCGCAAAGAAATGCCGTTTGGAGATACTGGGGTCCCTGAGCCTATTCGCAAGTTGGCGGACTTTGTCAAGACCCAGCAAGAGCGCAGGGAAGAGCTGTACAACGACACGTTGGAGCAGAATATCCAAAAATCCGTGATGGAGCAGATTCGCAAGTCGCCCACTGCTGAAAAAATCCGGGGGCTGCGTTTCTCCGCCAGCAAGGAAGTAAGCCCTGTTGCAGGTGTGGAGAACGTCACTCAGGCGTATCGGGAGAAGGTTGCAGGGGTGAAACGCGAGCTAAATCTGACCGACCCTGCTGATGAGATCGTGCACATGTTGACGTTGGAGCTGCGCAAGAACTCCGGCATCAAACTGACCAAGGACGAACAGAAGTTCTTAAACCGCCAGGATTTGCAGACCCTGCTTGGGACAATGAAAACCGATGACAAAGGTAATGCCATATTGCGGCTGGGCAACACAAAGGACGACATGCTGTCCTTTAACACCAAAAGCATCATGGAAGATGCCCGTCAGGTGGCCGATGCCAACAGCAAAATTGATCTCAACATGCCTGAGGCAATGCAGATACTGAACGGTGCAATCAAGTATCGAAACAGCCAGATTTCCGGATACAACGCAGCGATGGGTCAGGGCGCTGTTCGTGTGACCGATGCACAGCGCCGACTGGACAAGGGCGAGGCCGTATTCAATGATGTGGTGAGCATGCTCACCAACAGCATTCCCAAATTCCAAAAAGAATACCCCGCGCTCAAGAGCATCATCGATGACTATCAAGATGTCTTTGCTAAGACGTACCCGCTCCTGTTCTCCGCCAAGAAAAAAGGCGGCCGGGAGATGGTCATCACCGACAATGAAGAGTTGATGAGCAAGGCGTTCAGCTCTCCTGACAATATGCGCACCTTGCGTGCAGCGATCTTGCAGGCCCCTGAGGCCGAAGAATTCATCATGAAAGGCGCAATCGACTGGTTGCGCAGCAAACCCCAGGTCATCGCTCGCGATGGCACGCTGGACCCTGCCAAGGTTCAAAAGGTCTTGGACCAGAACCAAGGCATCATCAGTGAGCTCCCCGCCAATGTGCGCCAAAAGCTCACCGATGAGCTTCAGTTGTCCAAGGACTACCAAGCCCGCATGGCTGAGTTGGACAAGCGGGAAACGGCCCTCAAAGATGCCAAGCTCGATGGGTTCTTGGCCCAAGCTATTGCACCAGATTCCGATCCCAAGCAGTTCTTGGCCGGGGCCTTGAACAACCCTGCCACCATGCGCATGCTGGTGGACAAAGTGGGCAATGACCCTGACCGTCTGGCAGCGATGCGCCGTGCGGTGTACGACATTGCGGTGGAAGGCGGAACCCAGGGCGGGGCCCTGTCTTCATTTATCAACAAGAACGAAAAAGCCCTGCAAGTCTTGTTCAAGGACAGCCAGCACTTGAGCGACTTGAAGACCTTGGCCGACTTGCAACGCCGGGTGTACGCTTTTGCCGATGTGACGGGACAAATCCCCAGCTTTGACTCTATGGACAACCAGCTCAAGAGCTTGTTTGGCTTCGGGGTCCAGTACATGACGACCACCTTCCGCGAGGCTGCGGTAGGCCGCATCAACCCCAGCACCGGCGCTTTGGCCCTGATGCTGCGCATCGTTGGTTCGGCAGAAAATACCTTGTACGAACGGATGTTCACCAAGGCAATGGAAGACAAGCAGTTTGCCCACGCCATCACCCATGTGGGCAACCCCGAGCAAGCCACTCGTGCTGCCCAGCAGTTGAGCGGGATTGGCATCGGGGTCAAGGACATCTTGAAGAACGTCTTTGGCTCAACTTCCAACATTGGCCGGATTGCCCGTTCAGAAGTCACAGAGCAGTCTGAAAAGGGCCGTGGACCGTTGCCCGAGGCTCCACGTGGAACAACGGCCAGAGCCATGCTTCAGCGTGCGCTGCCCCCGGCAGTGCCGGTCCGTGGAACGCAGTATTTGGTGCCTACGCCGCCTAAATTTGGTCAGGCCGTACCTGGGATGCCCCCGTCTGTTCGTTCGGTGCCCACGGCCCCGCCAGGGGGCGGGGCAGGTGGTGCGGGCGGCAGTCCAAGCGCCCAACAGATGTATCAGGCCTTGTTCCCACGGGACCCCCTGAGCCAGATGCTCCAGGCCCGACAATTACAGCAACAACCGCCCGCGCCCGGGCAATGAGGTAGGCCATGATTGAAGACCTGATTGCAACCCTGTTTTTAAGCCGTGAGGTGGCCCACCGGGCCCACCTGACCGTGACCGGCACAGGGAGCTTTTCCAAGCACATGGCCCTTGGCTCGTTTTACTTGGAAATTGGTGAGAACGCTGACAGCATTGCCGAAGCCTACATGGGCCGCCATGGCGTACTAGGGGAAATCCCTATGCTGGGGTACAAGCCAGAGAAGGATATTGCTGATTGCCTGCAATCCCAGCTTGATAGCGTGGAGAAAATGCGCTACAAGTGCTGCCCCAAAGAAGACACAGCCATACAGAATTTGATCGATGAGTCTGTCGCCACGTACCTGAGCACGCTGTACAAGCTGCGCAACCTTAAATAAGGAGCCACCATGCAAAAGAAAACACCAGTCTGGGAAAAGAAGCGCCCTGCTTCCCTGGGAAAACCAAAGAAGCTCAGCCCTGCTGCAAAGTCGTCTGCCAAGGCTGCGGCCAAGAAAGCGGGTAGGCCCTACCCCAACTTGGTTGACAATATGCGGGCCGCCAAGAAGTAGCAGTTGCCATCACCTCAGTCGGGGATTACTCCTCCCTCGATGGCACTTTGGCCCGGGCTCACAAGGCCCGGGCCCTTTTTAAATTCCTCCACCTTGCGCCACCACTTGTCCTTGTAGCCGTCAAACTCACGGCCCACGGACACAAACTCCTGCGGCGTTCCGTCATGGGCCATCATCATGATGACCCCTTGGTTGAGATCGGTCCCGTGCACCTTGTTGTGCGCTTCGGCATAGGCGGCCAACTGGATGAAGTAGTCCTCAATCCACTCACGCTTTTTGGGCTTGTTGGTCTGCTTAAAGTCGATGATGCAGGGTTTCCCCTTATAGACACCAATGCAGTCAGAAGTGCCCGCATAGGTTGCCGGGTAGTACAGGGGGATTTCTGTGCCCCAGACCTCATCCACGTGAGGAAAGAAGTGCTCCAGCAGGGCGTATCCCATGCGATACCCTTTGATTTGCAGCCATGTTCGTGGCACGTCCAGGGGCCTGTTGAGCAGGAGCCTTTCCACCACTGAGTGCATGTGCGTCCCAATGGTTGCTGACTCGTTTTTGATGCGCTCCGCTTCGTCCTTGCCCACCCGGTTGGCCCACGCCTCCAGATGCGCCTTGTCCTTGGTGGCACTGAGCACGGCGGTCACGCTGGGCATCGGTAGCTCAAAGTCCAAGTGCTTATAAACACGGCCCGAGGCCCTGTCCACACGCTCCAGGCGCTGATACACGTACTTCCTGCGGATGGGAACGAGCTGCATTATTTGATCCAGTCTTTGAGGTTTTCGCCAAGCACGGCGCTTGCGATGTTGATTTTGTTTCTGAGGGCTTTGACGATGTGTTCGTCCACGGTGCCCGGGCTGATGAAGTCGATGTAGGTCACCTTGTTTGTCTGCCCAATGCGGTGGGCCCGGTCCTCGCTTTGCAAGCGCACTTCCAGGTCAAAGCTGTTGCTGTAGTAGATCACAGTGTGGGCAGCGGTGAGCGTCAAGCCATACCCACCGGTGCGGGGGTTGCCAACGAAGAAGCGCAAATCGCTGTCAGCGTCTTGGAATTTGGTGACGATCTCTTGGCGCTCTTCGGTCTCTGTGTCGCCGTAGTATGTTGCCACGGCCGTCATGCCGTACTCCTTTTGCAGCGCTGCCTTGATGTTCTCGATATCTCTGCGGTAATTGGCCCAGATGATGATCTTGCCCGTCACCTCCTGCGTGGTTGCCAAGAGCTCGTTGACCCGGTTGTTGGGGATGTCCACTTGCCTGCCATCATCAAACTTCACGTGACCACAGCAAATCTGGTGCAGCCGCATGATCTGGGTCAGGGCATTGTTGGTAGACATCATGTCGCCACCGATCAAGGTCAGAGCCATGAGTTTCATCTGGTCATAGGCCTTGCGCTGCTCATCGGTGAGCTCGATATCCCTGCGCACAAACACCTTGTCGGGCAGGTCCAAGCACTCCTCTTTGGTCACGCGAAACGAGAAATCATTGAGCTTCTTTTGCAACTCTTCCAAGTGCCGATACCCCACGATTTGCTTGAAGGTGTGGGTGGGCAACTTGCGCTCAACCAGCACTGCGTACCTGTTTTGGAAGGCATAGTAACTGGAGTAATTGAGATTGTTTGGCCCCAGGAATTCGCATTGACTGAAGAGGTCCAGCGGTGACTTGGTGACGGGGGAGCCCGTTGCGATGCGCCTGTACCGCGCTTCACGGCCCACCTTGATGATGCCCTTGGTGCGCTTGGCCCCCGGGGTCTTGATGGTGGTGCTCTCATCAACCGCCATGAACGAAGTGGTCACCCGCAAAAAGACCGATGCAAAGTTCAAGCCCTTTGGCGTGCTGAATGCTTCGATGTTCATGACCAAAATCCGCAGCGTGTCCACGGCATTGAGCATCAACTCCATCTGAGCTTTTTCCGCCTTGCGTGGAGAGGGGGACCATGCTGCCATGGTGTACTGAACATGCTCTGGCATGTGCTTGGGCACCTCGGATGTATACCAGTTGCGGTACACCCCTTTTGGCGCTACGATGAGCATTGAATTGACCTTGCCTTTGTCGTACAGCATGGCCGCATTGTTGATGAGCATGAAGCTCTTGCCCGTGCCCATGTCAGCAAACAGCGCCACTTCTGGGTCCTCCCAAAAGCGTTGTAGGAACGCCGCCTGATGCAGGTATGGCTTGTTCTTGAACGGGTACCGGTCTAAAAAATAATTCATCACACTCTTCCTTTCTTTGAAAAGGGGTATTGACAACCCCGGGATGTAGTGTACACTATGAGTACGTTTCAAGAAAGGAGAGCGTAAACGTGACTACAGTCTACATTGTTCAAGAGATGTCAAACCATGACATTGCGCCTGCAATGAAGTTTGGGGATATGAAGGTGTTACTGCCTGCCAATACCCAGATCGCATTCAGCACAGTACCTACGGTGCGACTCCTGCGGCGCAAGCTGCGGGAATACAAGGATGGGGACTACCTGTTGTTGACAGGTGACCCTGTGGCTATCGGCTTGGCCTGCTCGATAGCTGCTTTCTATAACGCTGGCCGATACACAGCTTTGAAGTGGGACCGCCGCGAGAAGCTGTACATCCCTGTTAAAATTGACATCACTGAGAAAGGAGAAAGCGATGAGTAATATCGCCGACATGTTTGAGCAAGACGCTGGAGCCTTGCAAGTTAAGAACGAGGACCTGTCCTCTGTTGGTGCTTTGGCGAAACGTGCCAAAGAACTGGAAAAAGAGATCGAGGAGCTGGAAAGCATCGTTGATGAGCGCAAGCAGCAACAGCGCAAGTTGTTGGAGGACACAATCCCTGCGATGCTGCAAGAGCTTGGCCTGTCCAAGTTCAGCATGACCGATGGCAGCGAGATCGTGGTCAAGCCGTTCTACAACGCTTCGATCAAAGAAGAAAGCCGTGCACAAGCCTATGAGTGGCTGCGTGAACACGGCTTTGATGACATCATCAAAAACACTGTGTCCGTGCGTTTCGGCCGTGGCGAAGACGGCCTGTGCGACACACTACTGAATCAACTGCGTGAGCAAAACTACCCTGTGGAGCAGGCGCAGAAGATCGAATCCCAAACCCTAAAGGCTTGGGTTCGCGAACAGGTGGAGCGTGGCAGCACGTTTCCCACCGAACTTTTTGGTGTCTATGTGGGCCAAAAGGCTTCCATCAAATCCGCATGAAACAAAGGAAATCAACATGAGCAAGAACCAAGTGACGGTCAACGAGACCAAAGAATATGCAGTCGCCCTTTCAAGTGACTTCGAGCAAGATGCCAACAGCGGCTTTGACAGCATGGGCCAGGAAGACTTTGCGCTTCCGTTCCTGAAGCTGTTGACCAGCACCAGCCCCGAGGTTGGTGAAGTTGAAGGCGCGATGCCCGGGTTCATCATGAACACCGTGACAGGCGAGTTGCATGACGGCAAAAAGGGCATCACGGTCATTCCCGTGGCGTATGTCCGCCAATACATTGAATGGGCACCTCGCGGCTCCGGCAGCGGCGCACCCCAGGCAATCTATTCGGCCACGTCAGACATCCTGACACGCACGCACCGTGAACCGGGCGACCATAAGGACTACCTGGACAACGGGAACTACATCGAGAACACCGCCAATCACTATGTGATGGTGATCAACGATGATGGCATCCCTATGCCTGCCTTGATCGTCATGAAATCCACCCAGCTCAAGAAGAGCCGCAAGTGGAACAGCATGATGATGTCCACCAAGCTGATGGGCAAGAGCGGTCCATACACCCCTCCCATGTACTCACATGTGTATCGTTTGTCCTCGCAGGCCGAGTCCAACGACAAGGGTAAGTGGTATGGCTGGGAGATTGAGAAAGTCGGCCCTATTGAGGACATGATTCAGTATGCTGCTGCGAAGGCCTTCGCTGCACAAGTCGGTGCGGGGGAAGTGAAAGTCAAACATGAAGCTGAAGGCGCTGAGACAAGCGCACGTGCACAACCGTTTTGATTTTCGGGGGAGGGAGCTCCCCTCCCCTTCATTTCCTATAGAGAGACAGCATGACCGAGATCACAAAATTCAAGGCAATATTCAGCGGTCTGGATATTGCCTACGGCACCTACAAAATAAAGTCTGAGCGTGGAGATGGAAAGCAAGCAGGGCAGGCCACAGTGGTGCGCAAGCCACCGACTGATGACCTCTGGGAAAAGCACCTGGAAGGCGTTGAACCGAGTCTGGGAATTATTCCGATCCGGGCAGATAACTCCTGTATCTGGGGCTGTATTGACATTGACCAGTATCCACTGGACCACAAAGGACTCGTTGAAAAAGTCCATCAATTAAAGCTGCCGCTGGTTGTCTGCCGCAGCAAATCTGGAGGCGCACATGTATTCCTCTTCACCGCAGAGCCGACCCCGGCTCGGGACTTCCAAACGTACCTCAAGAATGCTGCGGCGCTTCTTGGGGAAGCTGGGCGTGAGATATTCCCAAAGCAAGCCGAAATCCTCGTTGACCGAGGAGACACCGGAAACTTCCTTAATCTGCCGTACTTTGGCGGGGACAGCGGTACCCGGTATGCATTCAATGGGGACGGCTCAGCGGCATCGCTTGAAGAGTTTTACGAACTCTACGAGGCCAACGTTCAACAGTTGCCTCTTGCTTTCCCTGAGCCGCCAAAGCAAGCGGAGAGTCCCATCAAAGACGGCCCGCCTTGTCTACAAGCTCTATGTGCGCAAGGGTTTCCAGAAGGCACCCGCAATAATGGATTATTTAACATATCAGTCTATCTTAAACGCGCACACCCGGGTGCGTGGGAGGACAAGCTAGTTGAGTACAACTTCAAGTATGTGTCGCCGCCACTGCCCAACAACGAAGTGCAGGTGGTTCTTAAACAGGCCAACAAGAAGGACTACAACTACAAGTGCAAGGACGCGCCGCTCAATGGCTTTTGCAACTCCGGCCTGTGCCGCACACGCAAGTTTGGCATTGGCGCACACTCCCCCGATGCACCTCAGATAGCCTCCTTGTCAAAGTATGCAAGCGAGCCGCCGCTGTGGTTTTTGGATGTCAACGGCCGCCGCATTGAGCTCGACACCGAGTCACTCTTTACCCAAGCAGCATTTCAAAAGTCCTGCGTGGAAAAGTTGAACGTCCTGCCCCCGGCCCTGCGCAAACAGGATTGGGAAAACCTGCTCAATGCCCTGCTCAAAGAGATGGTGGAGACTGAGCAAATTACTGAGGCATCCGAGGACACCAGTGTGACCGGGCGCTTCATGGACCTGCTGGAGGAGTTCACCGCACACATGCAGCAAGCAATGGTGCGCGATGAAATCCTGATGGGCCGACCATGGACCGATGAGGACGAAGCCCGAACCTACTTCAGGATGAAAGACTTGGAGAACCACCTCAAGCGCAACAACTTCATCGGCCTGAGCGCTCCCAAGATAGCTCAGCGCTTGCGGGACATGGGAGGCGAGCCCATCCCCCTGTTTCTCAAGAACCGCACCGCTCGGTGCTGGCGTATCCCCAAGTTTGAAAAGCAAGACGCACCGTTTGACACGCAAACACAACGCACTGAAGGGAGTCCATTCTGATGCTACGAATTGATGGTTTTGATGAAGCGATCATTGGCCCTGCCGAGATTTGGAGGGGACCCCAGGTGGTCGGTGTGCTGGTGTATGACGCAGAGAAGATTCGCGACATCTTGATGATCCGGGACGGGATGGATTCTGAGATGGCGCGGGAGTACATCGAATACAACATCGAGGGTGCTTATGTGGGCGAGCACACCCCGGTGCTCGTGTGGCCCAACGACATGTGGGACATTGATGCCTGATATCACCAAAGTGTTTGGGCCCCCAGGGTCCGGCAAAACAACCTACCTGCTCAACGTGGTTGACCGCGAGCTTGAAGCGCACGTTGCCTCAGAAAGAATGGGCTACTTCTCCTTCACCAGGAAAGCCGCCAATGAAGCGCGGGACCGTGCCATTGACAAGTTCCCGCAACTTAACGCCAAGACCAGCTTCCCCTTTTTCCGCACCCTGCACAGCCTCGCCTTCCAATGCTTAGCGGTCAAGGCCGACATGATGATGCAGCCAGAGAATTACCGCGAGTTTGCAGCCGAGGTGGGCATCGAGCTCAAAGTCGGCAGCGAAGAAGATACGGACGTTGCCAAGGCGGACAACCCCATCCTTAACGAGATCAATCTGGCCCGCATCCGTGGGTCTGATTTGCGCACGCATTACAACCAGTGCGGCTTGGACATCGAGTGGCATCACTTTGAGTTTGTCGAACGTAGCTACAGGCACTACAAACGTAGCAAGGACCTGCTGGATTTCACCGATCTGTTGGAGATGGTGGTCACCGAACATTCCTGCCTGCCAAGCCTGGAGGTGCTGATCATCGATGAGGCCCAGGATTTAAGCCGTTTGCAGTGGCAAATGGTAGAAATCTTGGCTGGAAAAGCCAAACGGGTATTTCTTGCCGGGGATGACGATCAGGCGGTGTTCACTTGGGCTGGGGCCGATGTCAAGAGCTTCTTGTCATTCCAGGGCCAGATCAAAGTCCTTGATCAGTCCTACCGGGTCCCCAGCACCGTCCACGCCCTGGCAAACCGGATCGTGCACCGCATCAACGAGCGCCAACCCAAGCTGTGGAAGGCCCGGGACTTTGAAGGCATGGTCAAGACCTACCACCGTTTTGAAGACGTGCCGGTGGATGATGGGCAGTGGCTAATTCTTGCCGCTACCAATTACATGCTCAACCCCATCCATGAATGGCTCAGGGCCGGGGGCGTGCTGTTTGAGCGCGGCGGAATCCCAAGCCTGAGCCCCAAGATCATCTCCTCGGTCATCTCCTGGGAGCGCCTGCGCAGGGGCGAGCAAGCCAATGGAGCGGCCGTAGCGGAGCTGTACAGGTACTTGGATGCCTCACTGGTTGCAAGGGGCCACAGGACGCTCAAAGGGGCCGATCCGCAAGCGATGTATGCCCTCGCTGCGCTGACCAAGGACCACGGACTGCTGGGCAGCCCTCCTTGGTACGAGGGGCTCAGCCGGATCAGCGAAGACAAGCTCGATTACTTGAGGGCCGTGCTGCGCAGGAAAACCAAGTTGTCGAGCGCGAGCCGCATCAAACTGTCCACGATCCACGGAGCCAAGGGCGGCGAAGCGGACAACGTCCTTTTGATGATGGACCTCTCACCAAAGTTTGCCCAGGAATACGCCAAGAACGGCGACAACGTTCACCGCCTCTTTTACGTAGGCATTACTCGCGCCAAGCAAGCATTGCACTTGGTGCTGCCCAAGCATGCAGAAAAAGGATTCCGGCTATGAGAACCATCCCAATGTTTCCCGCCCCCACCGAGTGGGTGCCCCCAGATACCTTTCCCAATTTATCCAACGCTAAGGAGATTGCAATTGACCTCGAAACCTGTGACCCTCACATGGAGTCTTTTGGTCCCGGTTGGCCTCGCAACGATGGGTTTATTGTTGGTTACGCTGTCGCCGTTGACGGTTGGTCTGGGTATTACCCTGTGGCTCATGGCGGTGGTGGCAACCTTGACAAACGGCTTGTTGAACGTTGGATACGGGATGTACTTTCCACCCCAGCCGACAAAATCATGCATAACGCCGCCTACGATCTTGGATGGCTCACGGCCTCCGGGTTCGTGGTACGAGGTAGAGTACTCGACACTATGCTCGCGGCCCCATTACTTGATGAAAACCGATTCAGCTTCAGCCTCAACTCCCTTGGTTTCGACTACCTTCAAGAAGTCAAGAGCGAGCAGGGCCTCAAGCAGGCCGCCGCCGATTTCGGTGTCCATCCTAAAAAGGAGCTCTGGAAGCTCCCAGCGATGTATGTCGGGGAGTACGCCGAGCAAGATGCTGCGCTGACCCTGAAGCTGTGGCAGCACTTCAAAATTAAGATGCGCCAGGATGAAGTTGAGTCGATCTTTGACTTGGAGACCGAGGTGTTCCCGGTGCTCTTTGAAATGACCCGCCGAGGCATCCGCTTTGACCGGGAAAAGGCTGGACGCTTGATTGAGCAGCTTCAAAAGCGCGAGAAAGAAATCTACGCCGAGCTCAAAAGAATCTGTGGAAACTCTGTGGATATCTGGGCAGCGCAGTCCATTGCCCACGCCTTTGACAAGTTGAGTCTGCCCTATAGCAAGACTGAGCACGGTGCGCCCAGCTTCACCAAGGGATTTTTGGATAGCTGTGAACATCCTGTGGCTAAGTTGATCGTGGAGGCTCGCGAAACCAACAAGACCCACGGAACCTTTCTGCAACCTTACCTAGACTTCAGTTCCAAGACGGGCCGCATTCATCCCCACGTCAACCAGATGCGGTCTGATGATGGCGGCACGGTCACCGGGCGACTGTCCATGGCGAACCCCAACTTGCAGCAGGTCCCTGCCCGCCACGAGATCATCGGCCCCATGGTGCGATCGCTGTTCCTGCCGGAGGAAGGGGAGCTTTGGGCATCCAACGACTTCAGCTCACAGGAGCCTCGTTTGCTCGTGCACTATGCAAACCTCCTGGGTTTACCCGGGGCCGAGACCATGGTCAAGGCGTACCACACCAACCCGGACACGGACTTTCACCAGATGGTGGCGGACATGGCTGAAATTAAGCGCAAGGCGGCCAAGACGATCGGCCTGGGCCTGATGTATGGCATGGGCAAGAATAAGCTCGCTGCGCAGCTTGATTTGAGCCTTACTGATGCGTCTGACCTGATCGATCGGTTCCACACCAACGTGCCGTTCCTCAAGGGCACGGTCACTGCTGTGATGAAGCGCATTGATCACCCGGCAGCGGGGGGCGCAATACGTACCTTGCTTGGCCGCAAGTGCCGCTTTCCGCTGTGGGAGCCGATGGAGTGGGGCGTGAACAAGGCCTTGCCCCGGGAGCAAGCAGTCATGGAGTACGGCCAACGGATCAAGCGGGCGGGCACCTACAAGGGGTTGAACCGGTTGATCCAGGGGTCTGCCGCTGACCAGACCAAAGCTGCCATGGTGGCGCTTGCCAAGGCGGGCTTTACGCCCATCTTGCAAGTGCATGATGAGCTTGCGTTGAGTGTCAAGAACCGCGAAGAGGCGGTTGAAGCAGCCAGGATAATGGCCGAAGCGGCGCGGCTGGAAGTTCCCAGCCGCTGTGATGTGGAAATTGGACCGAGCTGGGGAGAAGCCAAATGAAGATTGTGACCTGCAAAAATCGCTTTGAAATCATCCTGGAGGATGGCGAAGTTCTGCACTGGTTAGACCTGACCTTAGCAATACGGGATTGGCTGTTTCGCCGATAGATGTAGGTTGTTGGTGTCTCCCATGCGGCAGGGTGGGGCGCAACTGAATCTAAAGCTCCCACGGGGCCAATCCGTTTACACCAACACGGCTGGGGACTGTATCCGGTGGCCCCGGCCCAAACAGTTTATCGCTGGGTTGTACAGTGTTCAATCCCCATGCGTGTTAGTTGTTGGGAAGGAATTACCAGAGATGGCGCAAACACTCAAAAGAGTGCGGCAGCCACATGAACCATCCAACAACACCGATTATATCGGCTCACTTGAAAAAGCCCTTGATCCGTTGCCAGAGGTTGGGCGGTTCCTTGTGGTCCTCAAACAGGTCCAACTGCTGTAGGGTGAACAGGTATTCCCCCTTGCCCCGCCCAGGGACCAGTTCGGCCCGTAGGCGGCCCTTTGCGGCCAGGGAAAGCCCTGCCCTGCGGATGCAGGATGAATGCACCCCCAAAGCCTTAGAGAGCTCGCTGGTGCGCATTGGCGTGTAGTTGCAAGAGCGCAGGAACGCCATGACCATTGCCTGCGCTGCCTTGGGCTCTACAGTGAGGGCGGGCATTACCGCACCACCCCTTCCAGACGGTCAGCCACCAACTTGGCGTAACCAGCAATGTCGGTCCAGTGATCCACCTTGTCGGGGTTGCCGTTCACAATGCGGCCGATCTTGTGCACGATCATCTCCAGCGCTTCCCACTGATCATCAGCAAAGGTCTTGCCGTGCTTTTGAGCATGCTCCGCCATCTGCCGCTTGATACCCTGCATCAGGGCCGCGCCGTCTTTGAATGCGCCGTAGTCCAAGGCCCGAGCGTCAAGGGTTGCGTCCACGTCAGTGGTCTCAACTTCCTCCAAAATCTTTGACCAGGAACTGAGAGGAGGCATAGGCAGCATCTCAGGGGGCTTCCACTCTTCCTGGACTTCCTTGCGCAGCTTGTAAGTCATGGGCTTGGATGCCTGAAACTTTGCAGCCACCCGGGTTGCAGTCATGTCGGGGTGTTTGCGAAAATACTCGCGAATTTTGTCACTTTTTGTCATTTGATTACTCCTTTGGTTGATAAAATGGGTGAGCCCGGGCGCACGCAGATGAACTTGCCAGCTCCGTTCCTTGTCTTCCCAAAACAAGGACCGTTCTGCGTGGCCCACGGCTCATAATGGTTTGTCCTGCTGTTCTTGCCTCCTACGTTCTTCGATGCTCAGGGCCAATACCCTGCGCAGCCATGAAGACCCACCCAGGCGTATGTACTCGGTGTGCTGGGACTTTGTCATTCGGATGCTGGTAGCCACCCCGCTGTCGGTTATTTCTGATCTTGGTCTGGGCACTTGTGTTCTCCTGGTTGTGTGTTGATCACGTCTTTTTCTCCTTGGTTTTCTTTGCGTCTTCCTTGGTCCGCGCCCTTTGGGCCGCTTCCAAGGAGGTGTACTTCTTCTTTGTGCTTTCTAGGTGGTAGAAGCCGGACAGGGATTTGTGTATCTCATCAACAATCTCCCCGTCCCGCGCTTCAAGGACCCAGGTGCTGTCGTTCCAGGGCAGCCAACTCATTTGCGCCCCTGTGCCAAGATTGTGCAGATGGCAATATCGCCACTCGTGTCCGCGCTATACAAAGCACAGGTAGTTACCATTGGGTCTGCGCCATTGCTCACGGCCTTCTCCCATTTGTCCCGCTTGCCATAAGCATTGATGGTGATGCACACCATCAGCGCTACGAGGAACGCCAATACCATGCTCCAAATACCAAGCCAAAATTTCTGATCACTGTTCATTTTGTTTCTCCACTTCTTTGTATGTGTCGGCATATGCCTTTGCCCACTGCTCTGGCGGCACACCCGCCGTGCGTCCTGCGTCTGCCACGGCCACCATTGCTCTTAGAAACTTCACCCTCTCCGCTTCAGGCAGTGCAAGAACATGTTCTTGTAGTGTCATGTGTTCACCTCTTTAAATTTTTTCAGCAATGCTCTGCCAAACTGCACTTGGCCCCAAGGCATGGGTGCGCCCCGGTGTACCTGTACCACATCAAAGTAGACCTGTTCAATTTGGGTGTCGGTCAGATCAACCCACTCATCCTTTGGATACAACGGCCACACCTGACCCAGCGGCGTGAACAGAGGACAGTCTCTGTCTGTACTGACCACGCCGTTGCTTGGGTCGTACCATGCTGTTGGTTTATCCACCGTTCTTCTCCTTGAGTTTGGCTTCAATGGTCAACACATTGATGCAGTACGACTAGCTTTGCTAGTTCATACATCCATACAGCGTGTTGGTTGTCTACATTTGAGGAAAGTGTTTTTAGTTCATCATCTTCATAAAACAACACAATGCAAGACTGCTCTGGCTGTATGCGTTCTATTGCATGGGTGAGCATGGCAGTAGCATCCCAATCTTTAAGGTGGTGTACTTTCATGTGTTCTCCTTAGATCAGCTATATGGATTTATACGCACTGCTGGGTCGTATCCATTATGTTGTTTCCCCACACAGCTTGAGAGCTTATTGAGATGTGCCTCAATTTTTTTAAGCGTGTCCAATAAATCAATAAAATATTTAATAATTTTCATGTGTTCTTCTCCTTGCGGGGATATTTAACAAAAATTCTGTTGCCTTTTTTTTCAAACCGTTGCATATCAACGCAATCTTCAAAATCGTTAATGTCTTGTTGCGTCCAAATTCCAGCCCTGTGGTAAATCATGCCTGTTCTCCTCTGGCTCTGATGGCTTCAGCCAAGCCCTGCACATCGTAATCAGGCCATCCATCACAAACCCTGGCACACGCTTCACGTTCGTTAGCACGGGCAAGCGCAATCAACTTCTCTGCGTACTCAAGCCCAATGATTGGCATCCAGTTCACATCGGTTGCCACATGAAGCCCCGCCTGTCTTGCCATTTCAATAATTTCATTTTGTTTCATGGTTGATTCCCCTCCGTTGTCATAGCCTCTGTGCGGGGGCGGCTACAACCCTTGCCGCAGCTCTCCGTGTAGTTCTTTGTCGTGGTCACCGTGCCGCCGCACTTGGTGAAGTAGTGCCAAGCTGAGTTGTCGTAGAACTTGTAGACCGTGCATCCGTCTGCGCTTGATACAGCGGCGGGGATGCGATCCTTGGCCCGTTGTTCCTCGCTTGGGCCAAATGTGGCTTGCAGAAATACAACCCCTACCAGGATGAAAAGACAGGCGATTAAGACAAGCAGTAGCGTAGTCCCAGTGACTTTGAGTGCGTCCATAAAGGTATTCATCGCTTCATACTCCTGACAAGCCGTGCAATATCGTGCCCTGTGTCGCCCCGCTTTATCATCACCTTTTCCACAACCTTTGCCACCTCTTCGATCGTGTCGTTGCGGGTCAAGTGTGCAAACTCGGCGGGGTGGCTATGCACATCCATGTGTGCAACCTGCTCAATCTGGCGCTTTCTCCAGCCGCTGATGTGGTGCCATTGCCCCTGCTTCAAGGCCAGTTGCTCGAACGCCTCGTCCTCCGGGTCCTTCTCTGTCTTGTTCATCAAGTAACTCCTTCAATCGTTGGTTTTCCACTACCAAGGCACGCCAAGCACTCAGCAGCAGCTTGGTGTCCTCATCCATTAAAGACTCCTGGGCCGGAATTGATCCAGCAAGGCCCGCTGCTCAGGGGTCAAGGCCTGCTCACGCTCGGCCTCCACCCGGCGGACCATGAACCGCACCCGGTCATACAAATCGTTGGCCGTGTTGCCCATGTACTCCCGGCGGGTGTCACCCAACTCACGCATGATCTCCACAGGAATCACCACCTCGGCCAAGCAACCATCTTGCTCAATCGAAAATTTCACATCTGCACCATCCATCATTTCAAGTCCTCCACTTTGCTTACACGAATCATCAATTGGTCCGCCTCCATGCCATCCATCACCGCTTCACGGTAAATGGCCCGGAACTCCGCCACCTGCCTGCGCAGCCGGATCAGCTCCTGGCGCTCATCAGACCCCTTGCGCATACCCGGCCCCGCCTCGCGGGCCTCGTACATGCAGTAAGCCATCCGATAAGCATCCATAGACAGCCCTTCCATCCAATCAAAGGGGTCTTCCTCATCCAGGCCTTTCGCCAAAAAATTAGCCACCAAAGCCGGGGCCACGGCCATCGCCATGCGGTCAATCAATTCTTGATCAGTCATTTCTGCTCTCCATCCAACGGTCAATTGCTGCCTCGCCTGCCTCATCGGCCTGCTTTAAAGAAAACATGTCCTCGCCCTGCTGCTGAATTTCGTCCAGGATGTCTTGACGCATCACGGCAGATATCTCGCGGCCACAGGGGAGGTAAACGTGGACCAAGGTCCACTGCTCCGGATAGTCAGGCTCCAACTTCAACCCCGTACCGCGCTCCACGGCCCCTACCTCCGAGGGCTCGTATTCAAAGAAGCACGACAAGGTCACGCCAAGCTCATCACATTCGTAGTCAAAATGCTCAAGGTCAGGGTGGTCCCCAGGGGTCACAGGTTTGATAGTCATCTTGATCTCCAAAAAATGTCCAGGATGTGGTCCCACATCGATTTGGCGGCCAAGGGGTAGCGGTGCGCCAACAGGGCCTCTTGCAGGAGCTCTGCATCATGGGTTAGGTAGTCCCGCATCGGGGGCTGGTACAACAGGCCGATCTTCACCTTGCCTGTGTCGTAAGGGATGGGCCGTGGATCACGGACCGAGGGGCTGTCAATGTGCATGCTTTTTTACCTCCGAAGAAGCATTTTCCATGTCTGCGTACGACAGGGCAATCCCCTCTTGGAGCTCGGCCAGAGGCATGCCAATGGCATGGGCAAAGCCTGAAATGGTCAGGACCATGGACAGCAAGGCATCGATCGGGTGGTCAAAATCCTCCTGGCAACAAGTGGCAAGGTACTTGGCCCCGGCCACGATTCGTGCCTGATCTGCGGCCTCTTGTTTGGTGACTTTACGCATAAAATAACTCTCCTTTCTGTGGATAACTGTTGTTCCGGGGGTTAGTTTAAGACACTACGGCGTACGTGTCAATACTTTGAAGTGCTAAAAGTGTAGAAAAACATAGGTAGTTTCCCTATGCTTGTAGGGTCTATATAACCAAACTAGGGGGTAAGCAGGGGTTTGTTATGCTATTTTTGGGTTCCCTATAGACTCTGGGGAGGAAGAGGTGTTTTTTTAATTTATTTCGTGGGGATAGGCGTAATAGACGTAATGCCGTAATAAGTGAGTCTACATGCGGGTTTCAAGGCATTACACTACATTACTGCTTAAAAAAGAGGCGTAATCTCTGGGATGTCCCTACGAAAATTTGTGGATGAATTTATTTTTCACCTCTTCCTCCCTAGGCTCTATAGGAAACGCATCTGGTAGTGAGTTGGGATTGGTGCCCCTGATTGCCCGTTTCCCATTGACACGAATGATACCCGGCTTTTACACTTGGAGCATAAGTTACAGAGGGTAATCATGATACAGATTGATACGGGAATCGTTATGCCTGAAGATCGGACCAAGTACCCGTTTAGGGACATGCAAGACGGCGACAGCATTCTGTTCACGGACAAGAAGCAGGCGGAGAGCGCTCGGGTGGCTTCGCTTCGCTTTGTGCGCATGCACGCCCCCAAGTGGCAGTTTTCCTTGCGCAGGGTGTCCGATGGCTGGCGGCTGTGGAGAACGCGCTGATGACCCGCAAGGATGTCTGGAACGTGCCCCCTGTGATGGGGGACAAGGCCCGCAAGCGCATGAGCACAGAGGTGGTCCCTTTGCGGCAGCAGCGCAGGGTCCTGAACGCCAAGGAATGGAAGTTTGTGACCGAGCTCGTGAGTGGGGACGGCCGGGTGACCATGAAAGAGGCGGCCATGCGTGCCGGGTACAAAGAGGGCTCGGCCTCGGTGATGGCCTGGAAGCTCACAAACCCCTCGATCAACCCCCACGTGGTGGCCGCGATTCAGGCATACCGGGCAGAGCTCAATTCGAAATACAACACCTCCTACGAGCGGCACATGCGCGACTTGCAACTCATCCGCGACAAAGCCCTGGAGGCGGGAGCTTTCGCGGCTGCTGTGCAGGCCGAGTATCGGCGAGGGCAGGCCCTGGGGACCATCTATGTTGACCGTAAAGAAATACGCCATGGCACGATCGACAGCATGAGCAAAGAGGAAGTGCAGAAAAAGCTCGATGAACTGCGCCAACTTTACGGGGGGCCTCCCCCGACTGTTTTGATCGATGCCGAGAGCGGGAAAGTGATCGAAAGTGTCGAACGAGAAAAAGACCCGATATTTGTCATGCCCGTGGCAGAACCTCCCCCTGATATCTTTGAACGGGATAACGATTTGGGACCCGATGATGAAACCTGAGGCAGCCTTTGCGGCTCGCGTTCGCGATGGCTTGAAGGCTTCGGGGGCGGACATCGAGCGGATCGAAAATCGCGTCAATTTGGGCATCGCTGATTGCCTTGTCGGCGTGGGCTCGCGTTGGGTGTGCGTTGAGCTCAAGGTGGTGGAGCGCGGCTTGAAGGTGGCGCTTCGCCCCCATCAAATCGCTTTCATGGCGCGGCATGCTGCGCAGGGGCGGCCTTGCTTTGTGCTTGTCAGTTACAAGGGCACGATTGCCAAACCGGGCCGGGTTTATTTGTACCATGGGCGCGATGCGATTGCCCTTGCCGAACAGGGGCTTCGGCTGCCTGCCTTGCGGGACTGGCCTTCGCGTGGCATGCCCTGGCCGGAGCTTGCCGCCGTACTATCGGAAACGTGAACCCGATAGTGAAATACAATTAGACAAGGGTCTCACGTTGTCCTATCATGTGGGCTCAACAACAGAAAGGATAGAGTTATGACAACACCTCAACAGCCCGTTTTGGTTCCCGATGCGGAACAAATATTTGCCAAAGCATATGACATTTATGAGCGCAGCGGCCAGTTTGCCGTTCACGATGCCGTGGGGCGCGGAGAATTGCCCTGTGATGGCTGGCATCATTGCGAACCTTGCGAAATTGAGAGCCCTATTTTTGCGAATGCTTGCCTTGTTTGCGCTTCGGAGCTTCGCGTTTTAGTGGGGGCAAAAAAATGAGTTTGCGCCCTCGCTTTGTATATTGGGCCCATGCACGCAATGGGGACCCCTCGCACATCTTCAAACGCAAACGCGATGCCATCGAATGGGGCAGGTTTAAATTTGACGGGCTTTTTATTGTTGAACCGATTAATAAGGCTAAACTATCGGAACGGCTCGACTATATAAAAAATCAATTCGACATGGTCCCCATGATGTCCATAAAATAACGGCTTCAACAACAGAGAGGATAGAGTTATGTTGCGCACTATTGCAATCTCATCGAATCGTAAACTGGGCCCAATTGCTGCCACTTATCGGAGCGGCACCCATGAGACCTACGGCACCTGCCCCAAAACGTGCGGACTACACCCAAAAAGTGAGACCGGTTCGGCTGCGGTGGACTTCGATTATTTAAATGCCTTGCTCGATGCGGTGCCACGCCGTGGGCTTGCTTGGACTTATTCGCACTTTGCGGCCGCTATGCTGCCAATTGCGAAACCCGGGCAAACTGTCATTAATGCGAGCGCGGATAATGTGGCTGAGGCTATCGCCGCCGTAAAAATTGGCCGCCCTGCCGTATTGGCTGCCGCTGCTGACACGGCCGAAACTTGGCCCCGAGTCGTTGAAGGTGTGCGGTTTCATCGCTGCCCTGCCGAGCTGGCCGAGAATTTCACGTGTTCACAATGTGGCAATGGTTCGCCCATTTGCGCACGCCCCGACCGCACCGATGTTGTCGTTTTTGTGGCCCATGGGAGCGGGGCCAAAAAAGTGGGCACCGGTAAGGGCGGGTGCTATGCTGCCGGGGGGCCTGCCGCCATCGCTTGGCATGGCACAAAAAAAGTGGGCTCGCCTAATGATGCGGCCGCCCTTGTGTCTTTTGCTCGCTCGCTGCCTTCGGGCTCGATGCTGCGCCATCATGTGGCCGGGGATATTGGCCGAGAGGGGGCGGCATGATATTGGTATTCGTGGCGGTGGGAATATTTCTTCTTCTACATTGGTTTTTTGATAACTATGGGGATTGAAACCACGATAGTGAAATACAATTAGACAATGCCGCACAAGGGCATAGAATTCATAACACCAGCAGTCGGGCGACTGCCGGGTTTAACTCAGAGAGGATAGCGAAATGGCTCACATGATCGACACCACAACAGGCACGGCCGCAATTGCATTTGTTGGCCGCACCCCTTGGCATGGCTTGGGGCAGTCTTTGACTGCCGGGGCAGCAATTGACGAATGGACCCGTGAAGCGGGTTTGGCTTACACCGTGCTCGAAAGTCCGGTTTTATTTCGGCACCCTTCGGCCACCGCACCGGAAGTGTTCAAAGGCCGGAAGGTTTTACACCGCAGCGACAACGGGGCACCCTTGGCCGTAGTGTCGGACGGCTACCGGGTGGTGCAGCCCTCGGAAGTGATGGGGTTTTTTGAGCGTTTAGTAGGGCTCGGCGGGTTTCAAATGGAAACGGCCGGAGCGCTCAGTTATGGCCGCAGGGTTTGGGCCTTGGCATCGGTGGGCGAAGGCGCGGACGTGGTTCAGGGCGACACAGTCAAGCCTTATTTACTGCTCGGCACAAGCTACGATACTTCAATGGCGACAGTAGCGAAATTCACAACGATTCGCGTTGTGTGTAACAACACCATAACTGCTGCACTAGGTGCCAACGATTCGGCGGTGCGGGTGCTGCATTCGGAGCGCTTCGATCCTGAAGCGGTCCGCCTTCAATTGGGCATTGTTGCCAATAGTTGGGAGCGCTTTTTGGTGCAGTCGCGCCAATTGGCAGGGGTGCCCATGGCAGCTACTGAGGCGGATTCATTCGTGGCCGAGCTGCTCAAGCCATACCATAACGGGCGTATCGAAGTGTCAGACAGTCGCGCATACAAACGCATTCGGGCCCTGTTCGATGGGGCGGCCATGGGTGCGGAGATGGTGGGTTCTACCCGGTGGGCAATGCTCAACGCAGTCACCGAAATGGTGGACCATGAAAGGGGGCGCAGCGACAATACGCGCCTTGAGTCGGCTTGGTTCGGTACGGGTGCAGCCCTCAAAAATAGGGCATTGGAGCTGCTCGCCGCTTAACTAACTGAGAATCATTCTCAATTGCGGGCGATTTCCCAATGAGAATGATTCTCAACTGGTGCCCACGCCGGGTTAATTCCGCAAGGGTTAAACCCGGCCCTTGGTCCCTGCATCTTGCCGCCTGAAACGTGGTGCAAGGCCCGTGGCCCATGGGGCGCGGGCCTTGGTTCTTAATGCTTTCGCCTTGCCCCGCGCCCCTTGGGGCGCGGTTTTTGGTTATATTTTCCCTAATGGTGGTGGCGGGGGTGGGCGGGCCCGCAGCTATCGATTTTCTCGCTTTAATAGTGAAATACAATTAGACAAGGGGCGCGGGCTTTGCCACAATGGGGGCGCAACAACAGAAAGGATAGCGTTATGATCACAAAATCGTTTTGGTTTCTTCGCCTTGGCTCCGATACCTTGGATGACGTTTTAAGGTTTCGCACCAAGGCAGCAGCCGTGGACCATTACCGCGAAGTCGCCGAAGAGCTTGGCCGCTTTGACCAAGATATCGAGGCTTCGCTTCACCGCGCCAGCAGCAAGCAAGCCGTGGAAGAGTACCCGGACTTTGTGCTTTGCCTTGGCCCCCGGGGCGGGGTCCAGCTTCAGGCGGGCTGATTTTTTGCCCTTGGCCCCCGCGCATGCGCGGGGGTTTATTTCTTATTTTTTCCCTGATCGGTGGTGGCGGGGGTGGGCGGGCCCGCAGCTATTATCTGCCCTGAACCGATAGCGAAATACAATTAGACAATGTAAACCACTAACGTAGAATCACCCCCATGCCTTAGGCGCGGTGCCCGGGGTTCAACCAGAGAGGATAGAGAAATGAGCAACCCATTACGTAAACACGCCAATAATGTTTTCGCATCCAGAGGGTGTGACATTGATGCAGCCATGAACTATGCAACCGAAGTTTTGTTCGCACTCAGCAGCGACAAGGCAGCAGCTATGACCGCGCTCATGGTGGTGGTCAATACTGCTGCAAATGCTTTTGATCAGGCCCGGGGCCCGAGCCCTGAGAAGTTGGCAATTATTGAGTTGATCGATTCCCGGATCAATGAGCATTTGCTCCGCGAGGGCGATATGGATCAAAAGATCAGCGACTGGTTTGATGCCAATGTTAGTCTTGATGATTCGATCAGTTCTTGGATGTCCGACAATTTTGATCTTAACGACTACAACGTAAGTGATGCAATCACCGATTGGATGGGCGACAATTTTGCAGATAAAGTCCAAGATTTAGATTTAGTTGTGCGGGCACGTTAATTTAGTGTTATACTCTACGTACTGAATCAGCCGATTCAGTACAACCTAGAAAGGATAGCGAAATGCAACGCAAGACCAACCCCCTGATCCTAGCGATCAATGAGTCAACCAGCAAGGCCCGCAAAGAAGGCCACGAACTGATTACCCGGGCCAAGGCCTTGGAAGGCCAACGGATGAAAATCCGTGTCAACTACTCTGAGGCATTCAAGGGCCTGAACTTGGAAGTGCACAACCTGTACATCCGGACCAGTTTTTATAAGCCCTACATTGAAGTGAATCTTAATGGTCTGGAGAGCTTCAAGGATCAACAACTGGTGGACCTGTTAGAGTTCTTCACATCTAAGACCGACAAGGTCTCAACCAAAGACTGGACACACCACTCAGTCAACCGGGACTACAGCTTTGAACTGGATGATGTGATTGTGAACATCTGCGCATATGTCCGGTCCGACAGTCCAACGTGCCGCAGAGTCCAGACCGGGATCGAAGTGCAAGAGGTGCCAAAGTATCAGATTGTGTGTGACTGATCCGGCAGCCGGACATTTTCTCAGGGCCCGCATATGCGGGCCCTTTTTTTTATTCCCTCAGGTGGTGGCGGGGGTGGGCGGGCCCGCTATCCTGTGCAGCCTGTCCAGATCGTACAAGATTGCATATAATCAAATAAGCTATATAAATCAACAGCTTAGCGTAAATACAACAAAATCAATCAGGCATTTTATATATAGATAATCAGTAAGTGGTTGATTCATAAGGATATATTAAGCCGCTAATATAAAAACTATCAGCTTAAAATATCCCATTGGTTTTTTTCATTGGACACGCGCCCATTTCCCATATATCTTCCCTAATGGTGGAGGCGGGGGTGGGCGGGCCCGCACAACTAAATCTAAATCTTGGACTTTATCTGCAAAATTGTCGCCCATCCAATCGGTGATTGCATCACTTACGTTGTAGTCGTTAAGATCAAAATTGTCGGACAT